TCACGAAAAGTTAAAGCCGCTGAGGTCGAATGTCGGATTCTTAACATCGTCCCACGACTCGAACGCCTTGCGTGATTCCTTGATGGATGCGGAGGACGGACGGCGGAACTTATGTTCTTTACCCTTGCCGTCTTTCACGGTGTCGGTCTTGGGATAAATGGTTACAGCACAGTCGGCACACATCAATTCCACCTGCGCGATGCTCATACTCCACAAGTAGTAGAACGGCGGAGTTATCGGGATTCCGAATAAACGCAATGGTTCGGCTAACCAAGGTCGCTCTTTGCAGATTTCCCAGCTTTGTCCCCAAAAAGTTCTTGATGGGTAGCTACGGCTTCCTCCCGATTCATCTTCATTATCGTCTCCCTCATTCCTATCAGTAATGTGGTATTTATCGAGTAGACCGCCAGAGCCACATCCGCTTTTTTTTTATAAGGGAGACGGCTTGTGTAAGTTCAATGTCTGTATAGGCGCGGACATAGGCATACCACCGCCAAAGAATGCTCCAGAACAACTTGATTTTGAAATATCCGTTGAGCCGTGCGGCAGCAAGGCACTTGTGACTTACAACAAGCTCATTGCCGCCCTTGTCGGTCATGATGCGTGAAATTTTATGCAGTCCAAACTGGTTGAGGAATGGCAGAGCTATTTTCCTACCTCGAATCTCCGCATAATCCTTTTCGTTGTCTACGGTGCGCTCCAGCTCTCTCTCGTCAGCCATCGAGGGCTGTGTGGGCGCTTTTGTCTTTCTTGCCATATAGAATACATTAAAAGGGCGACGGCATTTCTACCGCCGCCTTCGGTTGTCGGGTAAGCTCCGGGGTTATGCTCCGGTTTCCTCGGTTGTCTTGATACCGATGTAGTAGTCTGCGCCTGTGCTGTCGGGTATGGGGGTGATAACACAGTTGAAGTATGAGGGGTTGTCACCGTCACCGAGTACGGGGGTGGCAAAAATCTCCACGTTGGGGAGGTAGACCACTACCTTTTCATCATCAGACACGAAAAGAAGCGAGCATTCCACCTTCTTCGGAGTGGCGGAGTAGCCTTGGAACTTCACGCCAAGAGTCGTATTGGTAGACGATGCGCCCTTTTTGTTGCCGAGCAGCGATGCGATTTCGTCAGAGAATGAGGGAATCTGAAACGAAATGTCAGGGTCGCCCTTCTTGGCATAGGAAGTCCAGTTGGTCTGGTCGATGAGTTTGATTCGGGTTACGTCAGCCTCGCCCATGTTGAAAGTCACACTTTCGTCAAGAATCGGGAGCTTGAAGTCAAATGTGCCGGTCAGAGCCGACGGGAGCTGGTTGATTGCTCTGTTGAGAAACACTTTCTCAACACGACCGAGGACATCGTGAAGGTCGCTCGGATTGGTTGTGGCGGTAATTTCTGTTGCTGCCATTGTTTATGAGTTTAGAGAGTTAATTTTTCTGTTGGATGAATGTCAAAATCCTTATGGATTCTGATGTTGAATTGGATGATGAGCGAGTGGAATCCCGCACCGTCAGAGCCTCCGGCAAGAAGCAGCGGTTTGGTGGCAAGGTAGAGGTCGGTGCGTATCGGAAAAAGACCCGTCACAGCCTCCTGCAACTGATTGAGCCGAAACGTATTCTCCAGCCCACCCTGCACGTCACGCACGAAGATTGAGATTTTGCCACGTGTGAGCTGGTAGGTGTCTGCCGTGTCCTCGATGTTGTTGAGGGCGATAAGCAGAAACTCCTGCATCTGCTCGCCTACGGCATTGGGGCGTGTCGTGATGAAGCGGTTGGGGGTGATGTCTGCCGTCAGCTCGTCAAGCGACTGTAATACTGCCATTCGGGGAAATACAATCTTGCTCATGGTCAGTCGGGCATGGGGTGAAACATTGAGGGCATGAACATCTTGGCATAGTCGAAGTTGGCGGTCAGAACGTCTATGTTCATCTCGTTTTCTTGATATGAGGCATATTCAACGCCGTTGCAGACCACCAAAGCCCAGCCTTTCGGTGACGGCTTGTGGGATTGCAGGAAAGCAATGCTTCGCTCCGCCTCCATAGTCCCGTTACTCCCGGCTTGGGCTGTAAATGTATGCTCCTGCATTTCGCCGTCCCATCGCTGGCTTCCGGCATAGAATCTTTGCCCTCTGCCAAGTTTGCGACGTAGAGGCTTGGAGATGCTTCCCGCCGAAGTCTCGATATGGACGAGATGCCCGTTGACATACACACCTACGGCATAGGAGTTGATGGTGTTACCTGTCATGTTGTGCCCGGCAAATATTCGTCCCTGCGTAGCAGCTTGTATAAGCTCTTTTGCCGCAGGGATAAATATTTTATTCAGGACATGACGTGCAATCAAATCCTTAGCTATCTGTGTACCTCTCTGTAATGCCACTGCGTTGCTCATAGCCTTAGTTGCTTGGAGTGTTACACAAAACCGCAGTACCTCCGCCCATAAGCTGTGTAGCGTCAATCATTACAATACGCATCCCCTTTTCAGTGCCTACAAGGTCGGTCACGTCGATAAGGTCGCCTTTTTGGATTCCCTTGACAATGCCCGGAACACTTACACGGTAGTCCGCGATGTCAACCTTGCCCGTGGTGTTCGTGCCGGTGTTGAACGTGCGGATATTGGTGGAACTACTCTTGCGGCACTCTCCCTTGTAGATTTCCTTAATCACACCGTCAGGATTGAAGCTCGTAACTCCCTCCCTGCGGTAGATTACGCACTGATGCGGAAAACGTGGATTGACTATCTTCTGCGCCATACCCTCATGCCTCTTGCGTGGACTCTGATTGTTGATTTGGTAAGGACTTTCTCGCCCCACTTCTCGCGCAAGTCGATATATTTCTGCCGCCATTGCTTGATGTTTTCGCTACTGACCGTCCAACCTCCCTCGGTATGACTCCATGAGCCGTCAACCTCTTTGTTGGTCGCTCCGCCTACGGGCTGGTCGCACAATTTGTAATACGCCTCGGCTTCCGCCAACTCAATCTCCCTTTCAGTTAAATCATCATAGGGAGTGTCGTAGGCGAGCTTGCGCCTACGAAGCACCACCCGAATATCACCCTCAGTCAAGAGGGGTGATATTTCGGATAGATGCTGGCCTATTGTGTCAACCTTTGGGACGTCGGGCAATATATCGGGAGTTTCCTCGCTCATCGGTTGTTAGCCTTGGATGTTCAGGTAATACATATGACGCGTCTTGTTGGGTACGCACAAGCCTGTGACCTCCGATTTGACTACCTGTGTCATAGGCTCGTCTGTGAATACCTGTCTAAGCAGTGTGCGTCCACCGTCGTAGAGGGCTACACGCGCTCCGGGTGTTTCCATATAGAAAGGCTTTCCACACTGAACGTCACCTATAATGCCGTCTGGCACATACACAAGCACATCGTCCTCAAACGAGGGGATTTCCTGAATTTCAATCTTTCGTGTGGTCGGATTGTATTTTTCATTAAACTCCTTGTTGTCGATTACTGTGATTGTCGCACCAATAGCGTCTTCGATGAATGCCTTGAGCGCGGTGTCTGAGATAGTTTTGCCGAAAGCGAGTCGCTGTGCAGCGTCTGATATATCAGGTCGTGTCGAAATGACGTAGGCATTGCGAAAGTAGTCAAGCTTCGCAATGGTGCGCCAAGTCTTCTTAGAGCACTCCCAATGACCGGGGCCTGCGAAGTCAACCTGTTCTGCGTTGTCTTTTACATCCTGCATGACCTCGATAGGGATTATGGTCTTGCCTACTGCGGTGTTCTGCGTCACAGTTCCGTCAGCCGCACGTTTGTACCATTTGCTGTCCTTGATATTCTTTGTAGGAATACCGAAGTCAATCTCAAACGAGATTCCGAGCGGGTTGTTTTTCTTGTCGATGACAAGTTTACCCTTGTTGGAGACAATACGGTTACGCTGATTGCGGAAAGTGTTGTAGTTACCGCCAAGCAAATCGTCAACGCCGTTGAAAAGCAGCTGCATGACGATATTTTCCATTTCGGGAGTGGTTCGTCCAAGTTCTTTTGCGAGCAACGCCTTTTCGCGGATGATTTTGCGGTTGAGGACAATTTCGTGCTTGAAAATAGGCAGGCCGCCAGTTTTCAGCGAGAATCCGTCAGTTGATTTGGTCGCACCGTCCGAATCCTCGTCGGTATAGGTCGCGATTGTGTACGGACGGATTGTAGCCTCCACCTGCTCGAATGTCGGGTTGATAGGAATATTGGGGTTAAGCGCGAAGCCCATCTGTGCAAAAGTCGCTTCCGCATTGTATTTCTCCGCGAAAGAGTCCTCCACAAAGAGGTCGAAAGCGGAGCGGTCTCCACTATCCACATACCCCAACGAAGCAAGCCCTTTGGCTACAATGTCGTAGTATTCTTTACCTCGTGTGTACATTGTTTGTCTGTTTTTAATTGTTGATTATGCTCCTGTTCCGCCGGAAGCGGTGTATTCTCTGCCCTCGCGCATGAATGAAATCATGGGGAGGTTTGCTTCCACGGAGGGTGGGATGCCGTCGGCTCCGGCTCGGTCTGCGTAGATTTTGCCGGAGGTTACAATTGCGCCGGAAGCGAGAATAGGATTGGAGGGTATGCAGATGTCGTTGAAGATAAGTCCGTTTACCTTTGCGAGCTTGTCTGCCGCAGCGTCAGCCTTGACTATCTCGATGGTGTTTGCCTGCTGGTCGAAAATCGCCATAGAGCCTGCGGGAATCACATCGCCCGGTTGATACAGCGAAACATCGAGGTTCCCGCCGAAATGCTCAACGCGATAGGTGCGCACCCAAACGACAAGATTTCCGCCGATTTCGGCAGAGTGGCCTCCGATGGTGTTGGATGTTCCGTTCTGATAAGCCATGTTTGTTTGGATTTTGATTGTTACTGTTTCTTAGGCAGTCGCCCGGCTCGTCGCTGTTGCTCTTTGAAAGCCTCGCGGCGGTCTGCCATCTCTTTTTCCGCCTCCTTGCTTGCGCCCTGCCTGCCGGAGCTTCCGTAAGGTGCTGCCCCATCGCCGTGATAGCGTTTGAGCAGCCTTTCATACTCCTTTTTGGCTTTGGCGGTAACATCTTCGGCGGTGTCGTTATCCCCGATTTGCACAGCTTTCACAGCGTCCTCCCAAATCGCTTCATTCGCGACTTTCAGCGATTTGCCCTTTGCGGTCACTTCGGAGCGGAGGTTATTTGCGGTTGCGTTCTTCGCACTCTCTGCAAGCTTGCCTTCAAGCTGTTCAACACGCTTCAAAAGGTCGGGGTCTCCGCCCTTCGGCTGCGTTTCGGTTGTAGAGGGTTGAGGCTTAAAGGTTCTCTTGAAGTCCTCAATCCCGGCGGCTACATCTGTACGATACTGTCCTGTGAGCGATTTTAGGAACTTGGTGTGTTTCTCCCAATAAGCCTCGTCAGGCTCTGTTCCCTCCGCAGGGAGATTATCGCTGATGTAGCTGTCAAGTGTTCTCTGAGAAAGGGGTGTCTCCCCAAGTTTCTCTGTGAGAGTGGATAAAAGTGTCTCTTTTTCCATTTGTCTATCAAATTGTTAAATAAAAAAGAGCCTCAAATCGGAGCATTGCTGCTCGTCATTGAAGCTCTTTGGCTTTTCTCCTTGCGGAGTTATGTAATTTGTGGATTGGGTAAGACTTGAACTTACGCCCCACGGATTAAAAATCCGTTGCTCTAACCTTCTGAGCTACCAATCCAATTGTGGCGCAGGGCGGACTCGAACCGCCGACCTCTTGGTTATGAGCCAAGTGAGCTACCAACTGCTCTACCGCGCTATTAACCTAAATCAATCTTCCTTATCTATGGCTGCTACCTTTATGTATTTCTTGCATCGGCGGCACTTGTGGCGGAATAAACCCTTTGTGTGCAGACTTTCTATTTCAAAAAGTTTCTGTCCGCAACAAGGGCATACCGCAAGCCTGTTGCGGTCGCTTCCGTCTGTCTGGTCAGTGTCTTTCTTTGCAATTATGTTCATATCGGCGTATTATCACCGCAAAATTAGGTTTATTTTCCTATAAAACAAAATAATTACACAAGAAAATAATGTTATTTTCCCGAAAATAGACTAAATTTGCACTTAGATAACCACATTAGAGCTTTCATCAAGCCGGATTTTCGCTTCACAGCGGACTTCCGGCTTTTCTTTTTATGAGAAAAGACACAGACATAATGACATTTCTTGACGGGCGCAAAGTTGTGTCCTATGATGCCATTGTGTCTGTGAGGGAAGCGATAGACAGCAAGAAGTCTAATGACAAGGCTATACAGGCGGGAGGACAGGAAAATATACTCTCCTCTGATGCCGATATTGTGATTGGCGGCGGCTGTCGAGGCGGCGGCAAGGGAGAGCCGTACTCTGCTCCGATAGTCACTCCTTTCGGGTTGCGCAAGATGGGCGACCTAAAGCTCGGTAACATCATCACCTCTATTGACGGAGGTATGCAGAGAGTGATTAAAATCCATGAACTTGGGGTGACCGATGTTTTCCGGCTGAATTTTTCAGATGGCACGCACGTGGACTGCACTGCTGACCATTTGTGGAAAATCAAGAAAACCAACGTCTCGCATAAACGCAGAAAATTGAACGGCACAGGGCAAGACGCGGATTGGGAGTTGTGGACTATGGAGATGATTATGTCCTACCTCGACCGCCAGAGCAACGGAGAGTTTAAGACAAAACAGCCGTCGCGACTCTTAGTGCCTCTTTGTGAACCTGTAAAATTCACTCGTTCTTTTGCGGGGTGGTATAAACCGCAATCCGACCCTTATATTATCGGGGCGATGCTCGGCGACGGCTGTATTACAGATAAGGCCATGAAAGAGGCTTCAGATAGTGCCGGATTATTTTCCTCAACAGATGTCGAGTTGATTGAAAGTTTTATAAAGGCAGGCATATCATGCTCCAAAAGACGCAAATCAATGGATAATTGTTGCGACTATCAATTGAAAAGCGAAATACTGCGCAAGGATATATTTGGGTTGAAACTGAATGGTTGCGACTCCTATACAAAGTTTATCCCAAATATCTATAAATACGCCCCGTTAGATACACGATGGGCGTTGGTTCAAGGCTTGATGGACACTGACGGTACTGTTGATAAGCGAGGTCACTGCTCATACTCAACCATAAGCCCGAATCTTGCTGAGGATATGGCGTTTGTGCTTCGTTCACTTGGTGCTTATGTCACCATTTCAAAGAACAAGGCTGGCTATAAGAAAAATGGCACATATATTGAGTGCGCTGATGTCTACGACCTATATATAAAAATAAAGGATAGTGACAGGCTTTTCCGCCTTAAACGCAAGAAAGAGCGCAGTAAGGATTATAATGGAGGTGTTTCCACTCCAACAAAACGCATAGTTAGTTACGAGTATGTCGGCAAAGATAAATGCAGATGTATCAGCGTGAGTCACCCATCTGCGTTGTATCTTACCAATGATTTCACCGTAACGCACAACTCATGGGTATTGCTTAATAGTGTACTCTATGACATTTACAACCCTAACTTCCGCTCTGTGATTCTCCGAGCCGGTACGGATGACCTTTCAGACCTTGTTGACGTGTCTTTCGATATTTTCCGTGATTTCGGAGAATACAACAAGTCGAAAGATGACATGACTTGGAATTACAAAAACGGCGGATGGCTCAAATTCTCATTCCATGCCGGAACGATGGAGAGCTTTCGCACACGCTTCCAAGGTAAGCAGTTTGCCTATATCGGTGTCGATGAGGTGACGCACATGGCATACGAGAAATTCAAGTATCTCATTACCTGTAACCGTAATGCCTTCGGAATCCGCAACCGCTTCATAGGCACCTGTAACCCCGACCCGGATTCGTGGGTTGCCAAATTCATAGACTGGTGGATTGGTGAGGACGGACTGCCTATCCGTGAGCGAGATGGCAAAGTGCGCTATTGCTTCATGGACGGCGACACTCCTGACACTATCTATTGGGGCGATTCCCGCGAGGAAGTGTATGCGCAGTGTAAGGATATTATTGACTCTTATTGGAAGCCGGAATATGAGCGTTACGGCACACCGCAGGAACTTTTCATCAAGTCTGTTGCGTTTGTGGAAGCCAAGCTCTCGGACAATGTAGCCCTTATGTCCTCTGACCCGACATACCTTGCAAACCTTGTCAATCAGTCCGACGAACAACGCGCCCGAGATCTTGACGGCAACTGGAAATTCAAGAGTGCCGGGGATGATATGATTAAGCTCGCCCACATGGATGCTTTTTACAGAAACACCATGCAGACAGGAGACAATCAGCTCCGGGCGACATGTGACGTTGCCGCAGATGGTGGCGACAACCTTGTGCTTGTGAAATGGATTGGCAATCACATTGACGATATTTTCGTGTGCCGCATCGGAGTTGTCAATGCCGCCATGTCTGTGAAGGAGAAACTGCGATACTGGCAGGTGCGTGAGGAGAATTTCGCCTATGACCTACCGGGACTCGGACAGACATTCAAGGATATTTTCACCAAGGCGATTCCATTTATCCCCAAACAGGCGGTTGACCCAAAACTGAAATTCATCTATGGCGACACCAAGAGCCAATGTGCATACGAGTTTGCCGATGGACTGATTAACGGCGCATACTCCATAAATCCCAATTTGCTCCAGCGCAAGTATTCCGGCAATGGATATGAAAACGTGCCGCTGGAGCAGATTCTCAATTTAGAGCGCAAGGCGATAAGGCAGGACACAAGCCAATCAGACCGCTCATGGCAGATAATCAAGAAAAAAGACATGAAGCGATTCACACGACATTCGCCTGACTTTATCGAGGCAATAATAATTCGCAGAATCTTCGACATAAAAGGCAAAAAGCATACAAAGCCGCGCTTAATGAAATATGTAAACCCGAACCGATATAGATAATGAAAACGAGAGACATCAAGACACGCCGACCGTGGAGACTGATACGCCCGGAAGGTTACTACCGCCACGGAACTTTCAACTCGGAAAACGAGCCGCCGATGCCCGCCGACTCCATAAAGTCAGACATAATGACACAGGCTGATATGCTTCGGCAGTATTATCCGTCGGGACATATCATAAATGACCCTACGGCATATCCTGACATATACCGCGAGCAGCAAGAGCCTGTTTACGACGAGCAGGGCAATGATACTGGCAAGACAATCCGCAGGGTGTATAAGGAGTGTGTGCCTCGCTTCGCTTTCGCTTTTCAACAGATTATCGCCCTTAAACAGACGATACACCTTGTCGGCAATGATATTCAGTTTGAGATGAATACTGCCAATCCTACGGAGGCGCAACGTGGCACTTATGACAAGTTCCGTGAGGGATGGCTTGAAAAGGATTCGGAGGTGTCTTTTTACGAGTGTGTGAAATCAGAGAAAATCACCGCCGACTGCGCTTGTGTGGGTTTCCTTGAAAATGGTGTTTTCGGGTGGCAGACCTATTCATATAAGACCGGCTCGACGCTCTATCCGCACTTTGACAACCGTGGACGGCTCAAACTGTTTGCCCGGTCATTCTACGACTATGACGAAAACGGAGAAATTGTTGTTGAGTGGTTGGAAATTTGGGATGACACATATCTTACACGCCTTAAAAAGACAGGCGAAAGGTATCAGAATGTGTATGAGAAGATATTAGGCTCTCTCGGCGCATCAAGCTATACAGTACAATCTCGCAAGCGGCATGGATTCCCGTTTGTCCCTGTGGCTTATAAACGGAATGAAGATGGCCCGTGCTGGCTCCCATCGCAGGATAGCTGCGACTCCTACGATATGTCGTTTTCGCAGATGGCGCAGAACAATCAAGCTTTTGGCGTGCCAACCATGATATTTCAGGGAGAGGGCGAGAACTTCGACTTTCAGCATGACCTCAACGGCACAATCCGCACCATCTCTATGGGTAAAGAGGATAAGGTTTCCACCCTGCAAGCGGAATCGGCATCCGATAGCTATATGAAGCAGCTCGACACGCTCTATAAAATGATTTATGAGCAATCATTTGCCGTTATTCCGCCTGAACTGCGAAGCGGTGATTTGCCGGGTGTGGCAATCAAACTCCTTTACTCTCCCGCAGTCGAAAAAGCGATGAGCGATGCACCCGAATGGCAGCCGTTTCTCAATGACATGGTTAAAATCTTCTCTTACGGCTATGGCATCGAAGTAGAGATGACTTCCGATTTCGCAACCTTGCCACTTAAATATTGGATTAAGCCTTATGTGCATATCAACGAAAGTGCGGTAATCAATGACCTCGCAACCGGTGTTAATGCTGGTTTTATATCTAAACAGACCGCCTCGGAACGTGCGCCGGAATACACGTCTGTCGGCGAATGGGAGAGAATTACAAAGGAAATGAAAGACCAGCAACAGTCTGATTTGCTTTTTCAGATAAAAAACAAACAAACCGCTACAAACAATCAGTCCCAACAGAAAAATCAGAAAGTAACTAATGCGACAACCAAGTGAAGCCGACATAGAAACGGCGAAAGCATATCTTCGGCAACGCCTCGATGCTGAAAGGTCAATGAGTTATAACCTTTCTATCGTTATGCGTGAGGCTGCGGAGCGCATTGTTGAAATTCTCTACTCGGCAAATATACACCCGACGGTTGCCTCCTATGGTGATTTGCCGTTGAGGGTGCAATGGGACATTGACGAGGTTGTGCAGTGGTTAAAAGAAACAATCGACGACTATTTCGTAACTCTTGCTATCGCCGACCATGAGGAAAATAGAAACACCATATTGCCTTTTATCCTCGGAGAGAATCATGGAGCAAATTTTGACGAGCGGTTGACCGATTATGTAGGAAAATACAAAAATGAGTTGTTGCTCCTTGTCGGTGCCGGTCTGTTGCTCGGAATTGGCAAATCGGCTCTTGCGAAGTCTATTGGCGACAATCTCAGACAGCCATACGCCAATCCGATGCTGAAAGATGGCATCGAAGCTCCCTTGACCTATGGGCGAGGGAAAAGTAACGCCATGTATAACGCAATAAGCAGTTTAACAAGAAACGGCATCGCTGGGGCATGGATGAAAAACTTCTACATTGAAACTCACAAGAATGGATGTATCGGTTGGCTCGTTCAACGTGGCAGTAGCTATCCGTGCGAGATTTGCCAAGCCTATGTGGGCTTACAGACCTCCGAGGAAAATCTTCCTCCTTTTCATTTGAATTGCGTATGCTATGCAGTACCAATATATCTGAAATAATATGCTCGGCTACTCCCTCATTCGCACAAAGAAACTTATGGCTATTTACGAGAAAATAGCTATATTTGCACTTGATAAGATAAGACATCAAAATAAATTCAATATGACAATATCGGGAACTATCTCCGTTGTTCAACCCGAGCAATCAGGTACGAGCAAGAGTGGCAAGGTATGGCGCAAACGTGAATATGTATGTGTTTACGACAACTCCAACGCGAATTATCCAAAATCGGTTGTCTTTCAGGTTATGAATGACAACATCGACAAACTCAACATTCAGCAGGGTGTCGAATATGACCTTGAACTCGATTTCGAGGCGAGAGAATGGAATGGCCGCTATTTCCTGCAAGCGTCTTGTTGGAAAGCGACTGCAAAGACTCAACCCGCACCTCAGCAGCCCGTCTATACGCAGCCGGCACCACCGACAGACGATTTGGGTAACGACTTGCCATTCTGATATAAGCATCTTTCATCCGAAAGAAGGTAATCGAAGGGCGCAGGGGCTTGAATCCTTGCGCCCTTTGCTATGCGTCAGAATCCCGAAAAATACTCTTTTGCCTCTTGGGGTAGCTCTCGGATGCCGCAGCAGATGTATTTGGCTGTCATATCCGCGCTACTGTGACCCAAAAAGCGAGAGATTGTGTATAAATCCAAGCCTTTCAGGTATAGATTGGACGCACACGAGCGGCGGGCGGTATGGCTCGACACATATTCCCATTTTTCACCCTCGCACTCCTTGCCCGCCTTGAACACCTTGACCTTATCCGTTATCCCGCATTTCTTGCAGATATTGCGTATAATGCGGTTGTACGTTGTATCATCAATTGACACGTCCGTGCGGTTGAGTATATACTCCCGGACGATTGGTTTCAGCGGCACAATAGCCTGAATTTTCGTTTTTACAGACACATATTGCAGACTGTCGCCGTTGATGTTGCTTTCATTAAGTCTTACGGCGTCAGAGTGGCGCATGCCACAGAAAGCGCAGGTCACAAACATATTGCGCACATAGCGCTCTCTTTCGTTTTTAGGAGTGTAGTCTATCAGTTTTTGCAGTTCCGACTCTGAAAGAAAAACAGCAGTAGATGTGACTTTCTTTGGCGTTAACACTTTTGCGTAGCCTCTTGGCAATAACACCTCATCGGCATACAGATTAAGCACCGATTTCAGCTTTGCGGCGTATTGGTTCACGCTGTTAGGCGACAGACGCTCGCCCATATAATCAATAAACTTTTGCAACCGCACCTTTGTCAGATTCTCCCATGTGGCATCACAAAGGTTTGCAGCCTCGAACATGTTAAGAATGTTCATATATGCCGGATATTTTTGGCTGAATGCCTCTTTTAGCGTGGTGGGCTGTGGGCTGGTCGGCTGTCCCTCCGTTGACCGAGATGCTTGTATGTGCGTAGGCTGTATTTGTCTGCCTCGGCTGAATAGCCGGTTAAAGATATTCATATTTGTTTACTTTGAAAGTTTGTTTTGAATCCAGCTTACCAGAGCGAACACGGCGATACCGACAGGCAGAGCCACGCAGAAGAAGAATGTCAGGAAGCCGGGGCAGGCGCAAATGACGATGAAGATAATGAGGATTGCCCAAAGGATTATACCAATCATAATTTTGAAATGTTTAATTTTACTTTGTTCCCGGCGGCGGTGTCGCTCCGCTGTGGTTCTCCCTCGCCGGGATGGGTGGTTTATAATGCGATTTCGATGATGTCTAATATGTTGTCCGTCCTCATGCTGTTTACTGAGAGTTGCGCGTATTTTACGCCGTTCTCTTTCATCCATCGTTTTGCACGGTTGATGGCTGTTTGCTTGCTGCTGCCATCGGGTATTAACGCACCTAAATCGTCGTAACTCTCATTGAGGAGTTGAAAATAATATCGTTTCATCTTTCCTACTGTTTAAGCGTTGACAAATAATTACATTGGTATTCCGGCATAATAGCACATCCACATAAATGCAATTACGATGTGCCAGAAGAGAAGCCCGGCGGCAAGCATGCCGATAATAGCCGCCGTGGCTTTTAGGGTGTGTTTCATTTGTAAGCCGCCATTTGGTTGTTATATTCGTCTTCCGCGTCAGAGATATACGACCAAGCCAAATAATTTGCAGCCTCTTTGCGTTCGGTGGCTTTCACTCTGGTGTTATCCTCCATCCATCCGGCGCAATACATTTCGGCGAGTGAGTTGGCAATTATTGTACGCATTGCGGCGGATTGCGCAAGCCGTTTGCGGTCGGGCTTAATTCCGCGCTTAATCTTGTTGACAAGCGACAAGATAAGCGGCTGGACATGGCGGCGGTATATGTTGCCATCATTTTCGGCTGTCAGCACGATGTTAGTTGCAGTGTGTGACAGTTCCGAAAATTCGGGGGCGTTGATTTCGTTTGCGTTCATGGTGGAAGGGGTGTTATCGGGGTTTGTGGGTTCGGGTTGTTCAGCCTCTTTGCGCTGTCTGCTGATGTATTCAGCGAGGAAAGCGGCGGCGCAAATCATGTCGATTTTACGGAGTTTGCGAGACACAAGAGCGGCGGCGCGTTCTGTCAGTTCGTTTGCGGCCTCTTCTGCTGTCATACCTTTGTTGATACCTCTAATATAGGGATTTGAGAAATTGCCGGATTGCAGGGCGATAGCCTTTGCGCCCTCTGTCAGTGCTGCAAAGGTGTGGAGCATTGCGGGGTCGCTGTCTTCTGCCATTGCAGACATTACGCGGTTATAGGTGTGCTTTGCCATGCCTTTGAGGTTTGAGGGGGTGTTATTTGCTTTCATCGTGATGGGGTTTTGTGGGTGGGTGTTTGAGATTGTTTGCCCGGTCTGGTCGGATAGCGCAACCGTGGGAGGCGTTAAGCCTTTCCGATAAAGGCGTTAAATGTGCCTTCAAACTGAGTAAATCCAGCGTCTTTTATCTTCTTAAACTCGGAGTGAGTAACGTGGTAGGTGTAGAGTCCAAACATACCGGGCGTGTCTTTGCGTCCTTGGCTGGAGGTAACGAGATGTGCAAGCGATACGAATGCGTTCACCTCGATTTTGTTACGCCCTTTGTAGCTCTTTTCGGCGTAAATGATATTATACGTTTTCATAATTGGGAATCTTAATTTATCTTTGTGGTACTTAATTTATCTTTGCCCCGGTCAAGTCTGTGAAGATGAACGGCCGGGGCTTTTCGTTTACCGTTCATTTCTGTATTACAAAGGTACGGAAAATTTACGACATACCAAATATTTAAGCGGTTTATTTTCAATTACTTAAACCCAATAATTAACCTTTTCGACGCACCCAAATAAATCACACCGTATCACTTAAATACAGCCCCGCCACACCACGCAAACACACCATTTGCCAAAATCCCCCGAAATGACTATCTTTGCAACAGAGAGCCTCAGAGCACCCGAAACAAGCATTACCAATAAAGTTAAAAAGAGTTAACATAATATGCAGTTTAGCAAGAGAGTTTCGGAGCTTTCCCGCCTGTATGGCATCGAGCCGAAAGACGTACTTTTCGCCATGCTCGCAACATGTCCCGGCGTGTCAACCGTGGAAGCCTTTGCAGTGATCTACAAACCAACCTCCACAACCAACAACGCAATATCAACCCGAGCAAGTCAATACATCGGACAACGCCCCGGACTTCGCAAGCTCATCGACGAGCTAAACGCACAGCAGTTCGACAACCCAGAGCAACCCACGCCGAGGAGAGGAAGACCACGCAAAGACCCACCGACAGACAGCCCTACTGAGCAGGATACGCCACGGCTGGACTATACCGATAAGGATGCAGTGTTACAGGAGCTGGCGAGGATTGCGGAACGCAGTGAAAAAGAATCCGATAAATTGGCGGCAATCCGTGAAATTAGCGCGCTCCAGAGAATGAAGCAGGAGGCAGCAGTGGAGGACGAAAAGCGGGTAACGTTTTGGATACCCTTAAACTACGAACGTGCCGAGGAACTAAGGCAATATTTAGCCCGATACTATGCCGAAAAAGACGGAAACACAGAGAGTTAGCCGCCTATTCTCCTGCCTTATTCGTATAATACGGCATTATCCACCGTTTAGCCGGTGCCAGGAGGGGAGGCGGGGCACCCCCTTTGAGGTCTGAAAATTTTGGCATGTCACCCCCTCTCGAAATTTTTATTTTAAAATTTTTCATTTTTCAGATTTGGCTGTCCTGTCATCGGGTCAGCCATTGATTTTATGTTATACAACATATTTGTCAATCAGAGCCTTGCGGTTTCATTCGAAGCAGAGAAAACGGTTGTTGGAACTACTTGATTTGCAGACCAAACTTCTGATTTCCGATAAAATGTGTAGGGTTTTAAGAGTAAATGTTGGAAAAAATTGAAGTTTGTGTAGATTTAACTACTTGATATATTGTTCATTGAATATTTTGTGGAACATATGTAGGTATATTTTGTACACATAGAAGAAAATAGACATATATAAAGAGGCATATAAATAGAGAATATCGGCTGAAAACTTTTCGACCCCTTGATGCTCCACACCCTACACAGCATATGATTAACAACGAGTTAACTCTACATTTTATCCTTATTTAGCTACATAGACCATGCAGGGAGGCAGATAGGGGTAAAATAGGTTTCCACCACAACATCAGTATGTTGGGTGTGTTTTCGGGGGAAACGTGAGGGGTTGGTAAATATGTGTTTTTGAGTGTTTGGAGCATGGTTTTATATCCTATCGGGTTATTGCGGGCGCAGTTTCTCGCCATCCCTTATGCTGCCGGAGGTAGTAAAAACAAGTGCGATTTATGTTTATTTTCTCTAATTTATTTGCATTGTATTAGAAAATAACTACCTTTGCGATGTGAAACGGACACACCGAGCCAGCTACTCGGTGGAAGGGCGAGCTGATGGCCTTTGTCCGTTTCTCTTTTCACTTTTTCATCAGCGTAACTATAACATCAGCAATGACAATAAAAACAAGCAATCAGATTCGGCTAATTCATGGTGACTGCATGGACTATATGCGGTCGTTGCCCGACAATGCCTTTGATTTGGCTATTGTTGACCCGCCTTATGGAATTGGTGTCGATAAAGACATGAGGCGAAAAGCTAATACAAAAGCCGGGAAAAGTCTTGCAAAAAGAGCTGATTATCATTCCTCAGATTGGGACAAATGCGCCCCATCTGAAGTTTATTTTACAGAGTTAAGGCGTGTCAGTCTCAATCAAATTGTGTGGGGTGCGAACCACTTTATATCCCGACTTCCGTTTGATAGCTCTTGCTGGATTGTATGGGATAAAGACAACGGTGCCAATGATTTTGCGGACTGCGAATTGGCTTGGACCTCATTCAGAAAGGCTGTGCGCAAATTCAAGTGGCGTTGGCACGGAATGTTGCAGGAAGATATGAAGCACAAAGAAGTGCGCATACATCCCACACAGAAACCTGTTGCACTCTACAAATGGCTATTGGAGCGATATGCCAAAGAGGGTGATAAAATACTTGACACGCACCTCGGAAGCGGCAGTTCGGCAATAGCGGCTTACGACCTCGGATTCGAGTTTACGGGCATAGAGATTGACGACAAGTATTATGTCGATGCTCTCAGGCGTTTTGAATCTCATAAAATTCAACAAAAACTATACTTCTGATTATGTTTACACATCCTTGTTATATACAACGTAACACAAATCAACTTCGTTCGGAATTAGAACGGCTGAATTATCAGCTGTTTGCAAGTTATGATGCTGACGCAGACTGCATATATTGTTTTGACGGGTATTATTGGCCAAAGCATCTTTCTGACTGCATAAAGAGTGCAGTGTCCGTTAAAAGAGACCTTGGAATTAATGTCGTGTTTTGCGGTGACAATAAAGATGCTTTCTTGTCTATTGCCGCGCTTTGCGATGACAGAGATATTTATCAAAAGTTTGTGATAGAAGAAGACGGAGAGTATTATCCCGACTATGAACGCACCTCGGATTCTTACCCGGTATATTTCTCACAGGGGGATATGGTAGACTTTGATGACGCTGCCTTGGTACATTGCAGGCATCACAAGGCATCAGCTATGGAAATCATAGAATACTATGGTTTGGATAAAATTCAACCCACTGACCCCTCCAACCCTTAAACATCAGCGATATGACAGAGGCATTACAGAAAAAGGTTGACTTCGCTATCAAGTTGCTCCGCTCGATACCGCAGGACAATGGGCCGATTGAGGTCTCATATTCCGGCGGTAAGGACTCTGACGTGATACTGGAGCTTGCGAAGATGGCAGGTATTCCGTATCGGGCTATCTACAAGAATACTACTTGCGATCCGCCAGGCACAATAAAGCATTGCAAAGAAAATGGCGTTGAGGTGTTCGCTCCGACAATCAACTTCTTCGACTTGGTGAAGAAGGCCGGGATGCCAACTCGGTTTCGCCGTATATGCTGTTCTTATCTAAAAGAGTATAAAGTTCTCGACCGTGCAATTCAAGGCATACGCAGACACAAAAGCGTCAAAAGAAAAAAGCGATATAAAGAGCCGGAAGTGTGCCGTAGTTATCCGAAAGGGCAAAAGGCACGAATATATCTGCCTATACTTGAATGGACTGACGAAGATGTAGCACAGTTCATTGCTGAGCGCGGTATTAAATGCCATCCGCTCTACTATGACGAGCAAGGTAATTTCCACGTTGAGCGCAGATTGGGCTGCATAGGCTGTCCGCTTAGGAGCGATATTGGCAAATCCGACTTTGTGAAATACCCGAAGTTTCTGAAAAGGCTAATTGCGTCTACTCAGATTTTCATTGACACGCACCCAGCTACCAAAACGGCAAAAGATTATGGCAACGCATACAACCGAGTCTTTCGAGCCTTATTTTGCAACTCAACAGAACAATACAAATCGTTGACAACAGGCGGCATGTTCCCCGAAACCGCCATTGACACCAAGAAATTTTTAGAGGATTACTTCAAAATAGACCTTACTATATGACAACCGAAGAAAAAGCAAAGGCGTATGCCGAGAAAGCATATTATCCTGCACCCGAATATGGGTGGTATGAGAGCGACCATGAAGCAATGACGGATGTGTTAGAGCAAGCCTACCTCACCGGAGCCACCGAAGCCCTCACCTCGCAGTGGAAAGACCCGGAGGTGGAGCTTCCGGAGGATGATAGACAGGTGCTTGTTGAGACCGATTGTGAGGATAAGGAGCTACGCCATGCAATCTCCTATTTCCTTGCAGGAGCATGGCATTTCCCGGATGATTGGTATTATGACTGCCGAGTGTTGAAATGGATGTCAATCCCGCCGCTGAAAGGAGGTGACGCATGAAAGCAATACGAAAATCAGACGGCAAGGTGATTGAGGTAGAGCCTCAAAGATTTATGGAGCAGGACGGCTCGATGTATGCGCCCTCCGACCTTGACTTCAACGTGGAGGGAGCTGAGCAGACTGAGAGTGCCGTGACAAGCGGATGGGTGGCGAGAGACGAAGACGGCTTTATCAGTCTTTTCAACGACAAGCCGACAAGGGACTATTGCGACAAGAACGATATTCCTTACGGATTTTGGGATGAAGCCAACGGACATCATCTTGAACTTCCGATAACATCTTTCCCCTCCCTCACATGGCAATCCGACCCTCTGGAAGTAACCATCACCATTAAACCGAAGAAGCAATGAAAGCATATCGCAAATGGCTGGAATCATGTAAACAGGTAAATCTCCCTGCCATTACCACCGATACAGCGGCACGACTTATGGCTGTGCTGTATGAGTATGGCAACAACGAGGGGTTTACCTACAATCAGAAGTTTCTTGCCGACAAGGAGTATATCCAAGACAAGTTCGGACTGCGTGAAATGAATACTCCTGAGCCTCATTTCCATGCGTTGCTGAAAGCATACATCAAAGAGTTGCAGGATTATCAAAAGGAACACAGAAACGACACGACAGACAAACAGCATCCACATAGGTCAATGGCTCCAGACTGGGCGCCGCAATTACTGAAAGAGCGTTATAACATGAAATTTATAGGATAACATGATTTACGGATATTTAAGAGTCAGTTCAGACGAGCAGGATGTCAACTCCCAAAAGCAGGGTGTTGAACAGTTCGCTAAAGATAAGGGCTGGAGTATTGACAAATACATTACAGACGAGGGCGTGAGCGGCGGCAAAGACCCCGACAAACGTAACCTTGGACCGCTCCTAAAACTTGTCAATAAGGAAGATGTTATCATCTGTTCCGAGATAAGCCGCCTTGGTCGCGACCTTTACATGGTGATGGATATACTTCATTTCTGCATGGAGCGAGGGTGTATCATTCACACGGTCAAAGACCGCTTTACTCTTGGCGACGATATTCAGAGTAAGGTTCTTGCGTTTGCTTTTGGATTGTCAGCAGAGATAGAGCGTCAGATGATACGCCAACGCACGAAAGAGGGCTTACGGCTCAGAGTAAAGCAGGGTATATTATTGGGTAGACCTCCAATGACTCAACTCTCTGAGCCTATTACCGACCTATCCGAGAAGAAAAATCAGGTGATAGAGCAATTCAATTGGGGTGTACCAGAACGCAGACTCGCTCTGAATTTTGGAGTTGACCGCAATACAATAGCACGATGGCTACACCGATGGGGCGTTAAACACTCCAAATATATAGAGAAACTTGACAAAGGTCAGAATGAGAAGCCGACATCATATAAAGATGGAAATTTTGAGGTTGTAGAGAATATTGACAAGGAGAAGCTCCGTCAACTGATAGAGTGTGATTTGACTATCCCTCAGATTGCCGAGCAGTTTGCCGAATACTCCTACGACCAGATATACGATACAATTTACTGCGATAAAAAGCTTAATCCTTTGTATCGCAAGCATGGACAACTTAAAATCAAGAAGACAATATGAAACACCTTACAACCATCCTCGCCGCCGTCCTCTGCGCCGTGTGCCTGAGCGGATGCGAGGGACAAAAGACACAAGAGCAGATTGATACTTATATGGAGTCGCATATAACCGAGTTCAATTATAAAGGGCATAAGTTTCTACTCTACAAACAAATGTATGCGAAAGGCGGCGTAGGCGGCATCACCCACGACCCCGACTGCCCCTGCCATAAGGAAGGAGGTGAGGAATGAGCAAGCCGTTGACAAAATATGACTGCCCCTTCTACATTTCAAGAGGCGGTCATTGTGAAAAGACTCGATTCAGCATCCAAGGCTACATGAGTCAAATTTATGGTTGCAACCACGCAAAGGATATATCCAAGTGCATGTGGGTGAAAAAACTAAGAGAAGAAAGTCCATTTTTTAATGACAAATGATATGAACCGCACAATCAAATTCAGAGGCAAACGCCTTGACAACGGCGAGTGGGTGTATGGCGAACAATATACCCCAAGATTATTCGATAGTAAGAGAGGCTATTCCGGAGAATATGCGCCTTGTATTTTCTGTGACGAGGGAGGCGTTCCTGTTATCCCGGAAAGCATAGGCCAGTTCACCGGACTGCACGACAAGAACGGCAAGGAAATCTATGAGGGGGATATTCTCTTATTAAACACTACCGGATTGCGCGAACATTGCATTGTAGAGTGGAACAGTGAAAAAGCAGGATGGTGTATTTCTTTAAAAGTAGCTGGTAAGTGGGCTCTTGGTGTGCGTACTCTTGGGGCTTGGATGAATGAAGCCGATTTTTGTATTCAAGGCAACCGTTTTGACAACCCCGAACTGCTAAACGAGAAGTGAGATGAATAAAATAAAAACAGAATATAAAAAGGCAATAAAAGCACATGCCGATTTTACAACTCAACTTCAATTATTGGAAAAAGAGTTCGTTTTTACAGGCTTTGGCGGCTGCGAACCTCATGTAGATTACGTTCATAACGACATTTTTCTTGCTTGGGAAGATGATAAAGAGGGTATCATTCACGAACTCTCAATAGAAGAAGCAATTGATGAAATGTCCAAAAACGGATGTATTACCCCTGATTGTTTTACGATATGAAAACACAACTGACCGCCGAGGAATCGGCAAAGCTCATAGAGCTTGGAGTAAGCCCCGAAAGGGCGAGTGAAAGTAATTCATCCGTTGCTTATGGCAATGGAGCAAGAGGGATTATGAAAGTTCCCGAAACGCCTATCTTCACTCTCGCCGACATTCTCGACATCCTGCCGAAAGAGATTAATGCATTCGGAATTCCCGCAAGATTACAGATGTATAATCATCCAGCAGAATATTGGATTGCATCGTATGTTACCTATGATGGTGGAACGCTAACTTATCAAAATCCATGTTCAGCAGAAAAAGAACTCATCGACGCTCTCTACTCGCTGCTTGTGTGGTGTCTGGAGAAAGGGTATGTGAAATAAGGAGAAAAGGAAATGAAAAATCCATTCAGAACGAGATACAGAGCACGCAAGTATATGCTCGATGCTGTTCACCGTGTCGAATACAAGCGTTGGTGGCAACGCAAGTGGCGTACACATGGCATCTACGCTACCAAAGAAGAAGCTGTACTTGCTCTTAAAAGATTGAAACAATGAAAAAGAAATACCGCAGAGCCGTGTGCAAGTGCCTTGTATGGCTCATAAAACCTTTTTGGTGGATATTCATGGTGATGGCTTCCCCTTTCGTGGTTACATGGATGTGCCTGCAAGATTGGGAGTGTTGGCTATGTAAGAAATTCAGAACTTATGACTATGACCCCGACTGAACGGCCGCAGGAGTGCAAGTATCATAAGAAATATGCAAGGAGGTTTTCCTATAATCTTTGCGCTAAATGTGGTTTGCCGATGAAATTATGTAGCTTCTATAACAATCCAACAAATTGCCCCGACTTCACCCCGAAAATAAAAGAGAAATAAAAATGAAAGTAAAAGAACTAATCAAGGCTCTGATAGAGCTACCGCAGGACGCAGAAGTGTTCTTTCTGCCCGGCGACAGTGGCATGTATCAAATCAGCACTGTTAAAGCAACTACAGCCACAAATGACGAAGTTAAGGAAATCACCGGCAAAGAATTTATTGTGCTAACATAAAAAAGGGAGCGGGTAGGACGCTCCCAAGGCGGAATATCTTACTGTTTACGCCGCCACCCAAAAGCAAAATACTTTGCCATGTTTGGGATAGATTGTTCTACCATTCTTACGAATATAACGAGCGAAAACGAGTTTGAACTCCTTGCCATTTACCACTTTTGAAGTTTGCATGCACAACACCTCCTTTCTGACTGTAACCGGGTCACGGCTTGCCATTGTTGTAGGATGGGCAAGAAAAAACCCCGGCATCCTACCTCCGGGGTTAAGTCCTTTTTATGGACGGGCAAGGAGGGCATTGCGGAGATGTTGTGCAAGCTTTCCTCAAAGTGGTTTGCAAAGATAACAAAGGAAACCAAAAGAAAACAAAAATATTAACATTAAACAACACTTTTAACAAATATGACTACCGAAGACTACGTTTCCTACCCCCTCGCCCTCGCGCTGAAGAAGCATGGGTTTGATGAGCCGTGCCGAGATTTCTATTGGCCTTCTGACGGCACATTCAAACATACTGATGCACCTGTGCATAAGAACAGTGAGCATTGTACGACAATGGTTGCGGCTCCGACTTTATGGCAAACTCAGAAGTGGTTGAGAGAGGAATGGGGAATACACGTAAACGTATGTATCTATTCCGACTATTCCACTGACGCAGATGGTAAAGTTTGTGACAGATGGGATTTTTGGGGATTTGATTTGTATGCAGTTAGCGGAGGAGACATGATGGAGGAAGGCGATGGCGAGTATGACACCTACGAATCCGCCCTCTCAGCCGGAATCGCTGCTGCGTTGGAACTGATTGAAAAGAAAGGAGAGTGATATGACACAAGAACAATTCAATACCGCTATCAAGCTCCACCATAGGCTTGAAGCACTGGCAAAAGTCAAGGAAGAAATCGCAAATACCAAGGAACATCGTCTTTGGTATGCGAAAAGATATGACCCCATGTGCGGCTCTACAAAATGGGACACAGTTAGTGAATGTGCAATGCGCGACATATCAGACATCCTTGACCGTCACGACCAAATGATTCGTCAAGAAATAGACGAGGAAATAGCGAAAATTACAAAACAAATTGAAGAACTATGACCAAGACGATAGAAGAAGCTGCGAGAAACTATGCGAAAGATAAAGTTGGAGATTACGACTATCTCGGAGTCGAATATGAGGCTTACCTTGATGGCAACGAAGATGCGGTAAAATGGGTAATGTCGCTCCCTCTCGCCTCGCGTCTGACCGCCGCCGAGAAAGAGAGGGTGAGAAAAATGTATTGGCAAGCCGCAATGGATTGGGTAGGGGTATATGATGTGCTTGAAGAAATCTTCGGCAATGAGTTTTTCAGGGAGGGCGAGGTATGATAGTGCAACGTCAAGTGTGGCACGACTACACCAAGTATCTGATTGCCGACAACTACGGCTCCGTGCAGTTGGAACTATATGATAAAGAACAGAACTTCGGTGGCACTGCGTTCATTTATGGACTATATGTCTGCCCCTCTTATAGAGGTAACCATCTCGGAGATGCGCTACTTGACCAAGCGGAGTTTTGTGCAAAACACGCAGGACATAAAGCGGTATTCCTTGAATGGGAGGAAAAGGATTCCCCAAAATGGGTACTTGAATGGTATCTGCGCTTAGGCTACAAAGAAGTCAAATCTGACAAGCAGGGGTGCTTGCTTAAAAAGGAATTGAAACAACAAGCAAAAAGACGTACAACTACCTCGGCGGATGGTTTGCCGAGGGGATATACGAAAACATTAAAAAGAAGTGATATGGCAATAGACATTTTATCTCTCCGCATAGGCTCGCATATCCTTGTCAATGGCAAGCGTGAGCGAGTGCGAGGCTTAGACGAGGACAACGGACTGATAATCCGCTTTCCTGCGGAATATGTGCTTGCAAGCGAGGTAGAGCCAATCGCAATCACGCCCGAACTGCTGAAAGAGTTGGGGTTTGAGAATGGGCGTGTAGGAATCTGGTGGCATTGGTGGAAAGATGGATTCCACCTACAGCACAGAGATGAAAGTGAGTATTGGCATTTCCATGGCGATATTGGATTTAGATACTTCCACGAGCTTGAAAGCCTCTACTATATGATTTACGAAACCGAACTAATCCCCGACTGATATGGTAACACCTCGCAAAATTCCCTCATACGAGGAACTTAAAGCTGCTTTTACCGAAATAAAAGCACTACAAAGTCATATCCACGATTGCGCATCAGTAATTGAAAGAAACCTTGTATTCTGTGGCTTCCCTATGTATGACGAGCCAAAGGTTATCAGTGATGGCTATGCCGTGAAGCTCCGCTACAAGGATGTAGTGATTGATGACCGTGCCATTTTGACCGCAATAGCAAACAGAGGTTTCATAACCCCTTATGATTTCAGTTGACATGGAGAGCAAGGAGCGCGAAGCATATCGAAAAAGGTGTAAGCACTATGGTGTGGATGGAGTGTGTTGGAAGCTATCTCATAGCCTCGGACAATGGCACGGCATAGCATTTGTGCCTCATTGCGGACATATTACAAGTCGTTGCACTTCCGTCTGCAACTGCGCGAGAATGAAAAGGTATGATAAAATGGATAAACAAGATTGATATGAGCAAAATATACTTAGGCATAGACCCCGGCTCTGACGGGTATCTCGCCGTGATTGATAACGGTGAGTATCGCTTTTTGCCGATTGAGGACACTCCGATGCTGGAGATTGGCAAGTTTGTGGGCGAGTTCAGAGATACGCAATGCGTGGCAGTTTTAGAGGATGTTCACTCTGTCTTTGGTTCGTCTGCGCAGGGAACTTTTAACTTCGGTCTTTCCAAAGGATTTCTCCTTGGGTTGCTGATTGCGCACAGAATCCCCTATGTGCTTGTCGCTCCCAAAGATTGGCAGAGCGGAGTGTGGATAAATGCCGATAAGGAATATACCACGCAGAAACAGAAACTCAAAAACGGTGGCGAGAAAACTGTGCGCAAGGTTGACACCAAACAGACTTCATACAATGCGGCTCTGCGTCTTTTCCCCGATGTGGACTTTCGCAAGAGCGCACGTTGCACCAAACCGCATGACGGCAAGGTTGACGCTTTGTTGATGGCTGAATACGGAAGGAGGATGAATTTATGAGCGAACAAAAGAAATTTAACATAGGCGACAGAGTGCGCAGTAAATTTTATGGGATTGTCGGCACAGTGATTGATGTAGATACTGACGGCTACATAATAAATCCCGACCATGTAGAGGAAATGTGGATAGGCGAAGATGATGCCGAGGCATACGACCGCAGGACCGACTTCCTTACTCGCCTATCCGAACTTATGAGGGAGTTTGATGCGGAAATAGAATATCATATCGGGAGTGATGAAAAATCAGATTATAGCGAATACTATGCTATTACGATTGGGCGTGAACGATTGACTTACGATAATTGCGAGGGTGCTTCGCTCACCGCCGACAACTTAATGGACTACGACAAGGAATGAGTATGGCAAAGAAGATAATCAAAAAAGGAAACATACCCACTGTGACAAAAACTTGCGAGGTTTGTGGCTGTGAGTTTAGTTTTGAGTGTGGAGATGTTGAGTATAATTCTATTTGCAGTTGTGAGGGTTTTGTGGGTAGAAAATATTATACTTATTGCCCTTGCTGCAAAAAGAGAATAATAGTCACAGAAGATGATTCCATAAAACTGAAATTGTATCATTTTGACTAATGGCAAAAGATTACATAGACAGAATCGCAGGGAGCATCTACAATCTCATGAAAGGTGCGGAACTGGAGAAAGGTTTGGAGGAGAAGCGTCCGGCTGACCGCATAGGCGTGTTTCAGGAACTTCTGATAAAGGCTATCAAGAAGTCAACACTATGTTGCTTCAATGGCAGACCGTTCTATTTCAACGGTCGTATCTACGTTCAGCTCGGCAAGGATTCGTGGGACGCTTTCAACTCGCTTGTACTTAGAGTTGCCGACAAGTGTATGCTTCCTCCGGGCGACAAGACCCGGCTGGAGGGTGTCAAGAAGGTGTGCCGGGGCGAAGTGTCGCTCAAAACCCTCGAACCCGACAGCTCGATAATCGTGCTTAATAACGGAGTGCTTGACTTGGAGAGCAACACTTTCCACAAGTTCAACAAGAAATTCAAGCAGGTCACGCAGATGGATTTCGACTACGACCCGAATGCCGTGCCTAACGTGTGGACTGACTACTTCCTTGATGCCGTACTCGACCAATCGGCTCAGAAAGTGTTGCAGGAGTTTATGGGTGCGATATTCATTGACCGCCGGAAAGTGAAGATTGAGAAGATGCTTATACTCTACGGTGCCGGAAGCAACGGCAAGAGTGTTATCCAATCCACCCTAATAGGGCTGTTGGGCGAGGATAATGTAAAGACACTCGCAATCTCCGACCTCATAAGCGGCTCGGAGCGTAAGCAGAACATCGCATCTATCAACGGCAAGCGACTCAACTATTGCTCCGAGATTCAGACGAGGGAGTTCGGGCAGAACGCAGACGCACTGAAAGCCTTGATAAGCGGAGAGCCGTTTGAGGTGCGATTGGTCTACATCAACAACTTCACCGCACGTAATATCCCCCTGCTGATGGCAAACGCCAACCGCATACCCTACATAAAGGATTTCAGCCACGGACTGTCACGCCGTCTGATAATACTCCCTTTTGAGCGGGTGATTGAGGAAAAGAATCAGAACAAACGCCTTGCGAAAGAGTTGCAGAAAGAATACTCCGGCATACTCAACTGGATATTGGCGGGACGGCAGAGGCTTATCGCCAACGGCTATCAGTTCTCCGTGCCTCAACGCTTGCAGGACTTGGTGGAGGAATACCAAGCCGAAAGCTCCACGGTGTTGCAGTTCATGAAAGCCAAGGATTACAACCGCTCCATACTCGACATGGAGCATGAGATACGTTGGCTCAAAGCACAGCAACTTTTCTTTGCCTACAACAAGTGGTGTGCCGAGAACGAGATTCGACCCGAAACCGAAAAGCGTTTCTACATGACGCTGAAAGAAGCCGGATATAGCAACAAGCGGACGCAGACAGGCAATCTCTACGGGGTCTATCAGCTCAACACCCGACCTATAAAGGAGGAGTACAAGAAACGTAACGAGAACAACCTTATTGACGGCATGGACAACCTCGCCCATTGGACGGGTGTCAGCCGTCAGACAATAGAGAAGATGGTGCGGTGCAATCTCTTGGAGGGTTGCTACACCAAAGAGGGGCGCAGATATTGGTTCATGCTCGACAAGTGCCGTGCGGCTATCAAGAAGTTCATGCGCAAGGACAAGCGCAAGAGTGACGGACGTGTGCCGATGGAGCTGAAAGCCGACCGCAGAGCCTTTAACAAGGACATGAAAGAGCGTGGATTGCCATACCGCAAGGCTGAGGCTCCCGACCCCCATGCCATCGGCATAATCTATGTGGCGGACGAGTTCAACTATCAACTCGATAAAGACAACTATAAGGACTTTATAAAATTCAAAGAGAAATAATGAGCAAGAAAAAGAACGTGATTGCCCGTGTAGGCAATTTTGAAATCACCAAGGATAGCGGTGCGGAACACGACTATATCCGCATCAAGGCTATCAGCGGAAGCTGGGGCATAACGCACCGTGACGATTCGCCTATGTATGGCGCATGGCTGATGATGTGCAAAGACCCGGAGTATCGCAAGGGCATGGAGGTGATAATCACCATGTCGTACCACCTCACCAACTCTATTCTCGACAAGGAGTTTGTGGAGGACTTCTTCAACGCGCTCGATGCTATGGGTAAGCGCAGGGTTGCCAACGCTCCCGTTCCGACCGAGCAGGAGGAAGCTGACGCTATAGCCGAGGTTCAGATGATGGAGGAGGTGAAGAAAACGCTGACAGATGAAAAACGAGATTGAGGTTTGGCTGAAAATCCCCGAAGGCTATTCGCTGAAAGGGTGCAGAACTGACGGTGATACAGCAATCGCTATCTTCGCCCCAAGAATCAATCATACCGTTATCGGCTTTGTCGCTCCACCTCCGGGCGAAATAGACGATGAAGAAGAAAGTGAGGAAGAATAATTGCACTTACTATTGTTTCTTTCCTATAAAATAACTATCTTTGCATCGTCGGAAACAATAGCGAGAGGTTCGGTTACTTCGTTTGGGACGACATGATATATAATCGTCTGGGTTCGAGTCCCGGTCAACGTCGAAAGACGTTTGATGGCGGAATTGGTAGTCGCGTGTAAAATACCGACCTCATTTTCTTTGGTTCCCCTTTTTAAGAAATCATCCGTAGCGATTGGCAGGGTTACTTCTTTGCTAAAGACGGTGTCCTCGGTTCGAGTCCGAGTCCGCTCAATCTTCGGGTTGACGGATAGCTCAGTTGGTAGAGCACGAAAAACACCTTGCCTCATTTTCTCGGAAATCCTAAGAGGGTTAGCCATTGCGGTTGACCCTTTTTTTGTTTTAATACACACAGATATGCCTCATTTTAACGAAAAGAAACAGACTGGCACGACCAACCTTGCAGGTGGCGTAGCCTACAAAGAGTCAAAGGAGTTGCAGTTGGTGTCGCGTCTGCTGACCTCATTTGGCGATAACAAGTATTATCAGAGCGCAACCGACATTTTCAACCAACTTGATAGCCTCATATCGGCTTGCGACAAGCATTTCTGCGCAAAGGCGATAGTGTTTGCCCGAAAGCAGTTCGGTATGCGCACTATCACGCATTATGCAGCCTCGGTGCTTGCCAAATATATCGGGGGCGAAGCGTGGGCGAAAGATTTTTACAACGCTGTTATCAACCGCCCCGACGATATGACGGAGATTATCGCCTGTCACCTCAGTCGCAAGCAGAAAATCACCAATGCGATGCGCAAGGGCTTCGGCGAGGCTTTCGGACGCTTTGACGGCTATGCACTTGCCAAATACAAGGGCGAGGGCAACGTGGTTAAACTTGTCGATATAGCCAATATTTGCCACCCGAAAGAAACGGAGAAGAACGCCGGAGCGATTACAAAACTTATCAACGGCGAGTTGAAATCGTTTGACACGTGGGAGAGCGAATTGTCGGCTGTCGGTTCAGATGTAAATGCTAAGAAAGAAGTATGGCGCAGATTGCTTGCTGAAAACAAACTCGGCTACTTCGCCCTGCTTCGCAACCTCCGCAACATTATCAACCTCGGTGACGCGGAGTTGAAAAAAACTGCATTGTCGGCATTGCTCAACGAGAATGCCATTCGTAAGTCGCTTGTGCTTCCTTTTCGTTTCTCCACTGCGTATAAGGAGTTGTCAGCAATCGATACAGACGCTATGCGGAATATAAGCCGAGCTTGCGAAATCGCTTGCTCTAACGTACCAAAATTGCCGGGCAAGACTCTTGTGGCACTTGACGTGTCGGGGTCGATGGCAGAAGTCGCGGACATTGCCGCTCTGTTCTCTGCCGTGCTTGTCAAGTCAAACGACTGCGACATAATTACGTTTGCAGAAAGAGCGCAGTATAAGTTTATCAATCCCGATGATAGCCTAATGACAATCAAGGACAATCTGCGATTCGCGGGAGGCGGCACGAACTTCATTGATATTTTCAATGTCGCCAACAAGAAGTATGACCGTATCGTGCTTTTGTCGGATATGCAGGCGTGGAAGCCGCAGATGGGTTGGTGGGGGTTGACGCACGAATCGCCCTCGGCTGCATACAACGCCTACAAACGCAGATATAACCCCGACTGTAAGATATACTCGCTTGACCTCGCAGGGTATGGCACTCTGCAAGTTCCCGAAAAGGATGTTTATTGCCTTGCCGGATTCAGCGAGAAAATCTTTGACCTTATGAAATTCTTTGAAGAAGATAAGGATGCACTCATAAACGCTATCAAGGCGGTTGAGCTGTAATACATACTCGCCGATGTGCAACCACATTCGGTTTCGAGGTGCGGATTACCACGGAGTAGTTCGCGCCTTGTGTTTTTTATCACTCCACTATTGCTATTTTATGTAAAATGAACTAACTTTGCAATAACATAATATTTTGGCAAAGCCACAAGAGCTTCATGACCCCGACAAGGGTTGTGAGGCTCTTTTTGTTTTACCCGACCGATATGGCAGTAGAATACACCTTTTTGATGCAGAAAACCACGGACGGCAGTGCGGTGAAATCCTCGCTGTCGGATTTTGGGTTTGCCGTGCGTGATATTCCGTGGCCGGATGAGGAAACGGAAGATGTGGCTACAAGGACGTGGCCGGGGAAGCATGGCGAGGACGCATACATACCTCCAAGCGGTCTGAAACTGCAAGCCTATGATGTTGAGGTGGAGTTCTGTTACAAAGGCGATGTGGGTACAGCCGTAGACGCTTACGAGGCTTTGCGAGATTATCTGATTGGCGCAAACGGTGACGGGGCGGAGTTGCGTGTCTATGACCCTTATTGGAGGCGTGGGCGACAAGGATTGCATGTCAAGAAGATTGGCGACTTCGACCCTCACCGCTCGAATGTGGACGAGGTGCTGCCTCTTAAAGTGACATTTCGAGTAACTGACCCAAAAACTAAAATAACACTTGTGTATGTGGGAGATTAAGGGGAAAGACAATCAATTAAAGGCTACCATCAATTCGCTTGAATACAACGGCGAGTGGATGGGCGAAAGCTATGTGACCGTCACTGTCGAGTCGCCCGCGCCTGTCAACTTCGAGATAGGCGATTACATCATCTACCGTGACGAGCGGTTTGAGATAAACTACAACCCCGGCAAAATCAAGTCGGCTCCCCGATATGAAAAGGGGGATGCGTTCAAGTACGAGAACATCAAGTTCAACTCGCTTGCAGACGAGCTGACACGGTGCGACTTTCTTGACATAGTGCTTAACGACAATCAGCTTCACTTCACGGGATTGCCGAAGTTCAGCTTCTATGGGGGCGTGAAAGACCTTGCCAACCGTATGCAAGCCAACCTTGACCGCACCTATGGAAAAGGCTCATGGAGCGTTGTGGTGTCGCCCGAATTTCAAAGCACCAAGGAGCTGAATGTGCAGGTTGACAATATTAAGGTTCAAGGAGCATTAGAGATACTTGTCAACCAATTTGAGACCTACTACACCATATCGGGGCGCACAATCACAATCGGTGCGGCGGGCATTCCGGCAGGGCATCTGTTCAAGTATGGCAAGGGCAACGGACTCTACGAGATTGAGCAGAATGCCGAAGCAGACCAAGCCATTGTAACGAGAGTACGTGCCTACGGCTCTACCCGGAACCTGCCACACCGATACTATAACTCCCTTTCGGGCGCAGACGGTCAGAAACTCATACCCGACAACATGGCGGTGCAGAACCTCATGTTGCCGGAGTTTCCATATACAACCCAAGACCCCTATATCGACAGCCCGAACATCGCCAAGCTCGGAATCCGAGAGGGGACGGTATTCTTTGACGGCAGTGGCGAGCTTGAAGAAATCTATCCCTCAATCGAGGGCATGACTGCGGAGCAACTGAAAGCCGCAGGAGTACCTTGTAATTCTACGGGCGCACTTGACGAGATTGTGAGTGCGGAGCAGATGACCGACAACGGCGTTGGTGAAATCAACGAGGGTGAGACACAAACCACTGCCAAGCCTCCGACATTCAAGGTCACACTCAAAGACCTCGGCTTTGATATAAACGACCACAAAACGACTGAAACGGCTACAATATCATTCAAGACGGGTATGCTTGGCGGTCGTGACTTCGAGATTGTCGGCTGCAAGAAGATAGAATCGGGCGGCAAGGTCACGGGCTACGAGCTTGAACTGAATCGTGTGTATGACGATGGCATAAAGCTGTGGTTCCCATACTCGGCATACAACGCCAAAGCCGGCGACAAATTTGTGCTTCTCTACATCAAAATGCCGGAGGTGTATATCAAGGCTGCGGCTCAGAGGCTCAAAGAGGCTGCAACGGAATGGCTGTCGAAGAATGACTATTCCCGCTCTATTTATGCTCCGAAAGTCGATGAGATTTTTATGGCACGTCAGCATGACCTCGCAATGGCTTCGGGCGGCAAAATCAAGAGTCTGCACGACACTCTCAAAGAGGGTATGCTTCTGCTGTTCGAGGACGAGGATTTGAACATTGACGCTTCCATCTTCATTGACCGCCTTACAATTAAGGAGGAGGGGACAGTGCCGACATACGAGGTCGTACTGAAAGAGGAAAAGACCGTAGGCCGTCTCGACAAGATGCAGAATCAGATTGATTCGCTTGCGGCAGGGAAAGGGCAGGGTGGCGGAGGCTACACCGCAGCGCAGATACGCTCGATGATTGAGGCGTATGGTGATACGCGGTTTCTGTCTAAACTCAAAGACGATAGAAGCCAAGGGCAGATAGCGTCGGACAAGGCATTCGAGGTGGGCGATTTTCTTGCGGGGGTGTCGGGCGCGAAAATCGGTAAGGATGCCGAGACCGGGCAGACGTTTGGCGAGATGGATAGGCTGTTTGTCCGCGTCAAGGCTTATTTTGATACTCTCACGATTATAAACGCGGAATCTCTCGCCGGAGAACAGCGCATCGCTCCCGGCGGAGGTGTGAAGTGCACATCTGTCGAGGAACTTGACGATGCTTACCGATGCTACTTCCTCTCCGAACAGGACGGCGAGAAAACCGAAACGAAAATCATAGCGGGTGACCAAGCGATAGCGCAGATGTTCAACGCCAAGACCGGGACTTCCAACAAGGTAAGCAACCACCGCTACTGGAGACTCGTCACTGCGGTGAGCAATGACGCATATGCAGACAACTCCGGCAACCGTTACGGCTATATCGACCTCTCAAAGACCGACTGCGAGAAAGGCAGCGACATACCTCAGGCAGGTGACACCATCGTACAGTTTGGCAACCGCACAGACCGCACGCGTCAGTCGGCGATGGTGTTCAGCACCGTGGATGCAGATGCGCCGTCCATCAAACTGTTTGCCGGCATAGACTCCTACACCATTGCGGACAAGGATATAATCTCATACGGCTACGACCCTGTAAAAGGCAACGCATATTTCAACTGTTATGGCGACACTTACATCGGGGACCGCGACGGGACTACTTTTATAAAATATGACCGTGCCACGAAGACGCTCGATGTTAAAGCGAGGATCTCCGTCACGTCCACAATCGGCGGTACCAACATAAACGATTTTGTAAACAACGCTGCTCAGTCGGCCGCCGACAAGGCAAAGGCGGAGCTGCAAGCGAATATCGACATCCTTCAGAATCAGGTTGACGGTGTTATCGAGAGCTTCAACGGGTTCGGGGCGCCCACGCTGACGAACTACCCTGCGAACGAATGGACCGCCGACGCAGAGCGCAGTCGGCACGACCGCGACATATACACGGACATCACGCCTTACGTGGACGACGCGACGACGCCTACGAGCGGCCAGTCGTGGAAGTGGTACTACAACTCGCCAACCGACTACGGCTGGGTGAAGATAGCGGACTCGGACGCAGTGAAAGCGCTGCAGCTTGCCACGATGAGCGTGCGCGACACCGACGTGCTGTACATATCGCACGCTTCGCCGCTGCAGCAGGACGCGCCGGCGCTGCCGGCTGTCAGTCCGGACGGCGTCATCACCGACTCCAAAGGGTGGCAGACAAAGGCGCCGGAGTGGCAGGACGGCCGCTATATCTGGCAGACCACCTATGTGCGCCGTGGCGACGGCTCGGCGTCGTTCTCGGACCCCACGTGCATACAGGGCGCCGACGGGCGTCCCGCCCGTCGTATATACCTGCGTGGGACGCAGATGAACCATACGGGCGCACCCCAGCTCAAGGTCGACGGGGCGTATATATACAACTCGGCATCGGGCCGCGGTGTGAGGCTTGTCACCCTCGACCGTCAGACGCTGGCAAAGGTAGATGATACCACCTACGACACCTACAACTCCCCGGCCAACCGCGCCAGCCTCGCAGCCAGGCTCGAATCGCTTGACGATTCGGTGTTCGTGACGCTGACGTCGTGGGACGCGATAGGTATGGACGCGGCCCTCAACGCGGCCCTCAACAGGTTCGGCGGTATGTTCAGCGACGTGTTCGGGGGCGACCGTCGCGCCCTCGCCTTCATCGGCTACAAGGGGCTCGGCCAGGGCTACGCGCAGTGTGTAATGGACAAGTCCGCCGGAACGGCGGCATCGGCCTATGCCGAGGTGTCGGTCTACGTGGCCGACGGCATGTTCACTACGTCGAAGACCGCCGTGGGCATCGACCGCATCACCGAGCAGTACTACCTGTCGACATCGCGCACGCAGCTCCAGGGCGGTTCGTGGAGCGACACGCGGCAGCCGTGGGTTGCGGGGCGCTTCTACTGGACGCGCACGAAAATCACCTACACCGACGGCTCCGTGGCCTACAAGGGGGAGATATGCGCCACCGGCGAGGCGGGCGCGGACGCGCCGAACCTGCTGCAGCGCTTCTCGGCGACGGGCGGTGCTTACGCGTCGGAATGGCATCCGTCGTACCTCGACGGCGACGTGTGGATGCAGACGTCCGCGGACGGCGGGGCCACATGGAGCGCGCGCATGCCCGTGGGACGCGGCGGCTACAGCGCCAACCTGCTCGAAGGCACGTCGGACGAGTGGCATGAGTTCGCACTGGGCATGTACGCTTTCATATACGCGCACATCCCGCTTTCCGACCTCGGGCTGGAAGCCGGCGACATGTTCACCTTTTCGGTGGATTACCGTACGGGTCCTTCCGGCAAAGGCCTGCGCGTGGGCGTCGAGGCCTACAACAGCGAGGCCGACAGGGTTCTGGTGGCCCGCGGCAACACCGTGCGCGACGGCGAGGGGCGCGCTTGGTGCTCGGGTACGGTCCCGTCCGGGTATGCCGAGCTGCGTCTGCGCCTTGAAAACGCCGACGCGGCCATCAACACCATGAGCACCGAGGAATACCGCGGGCTGAAGCTGGAGAAGGGCAACAACCCGAACCCCGTGTGGACTCCCGCCGCCGGGGAGATGGTCGGCAGGGACGGGCAGTGGCAGAAGTTCCAGTGGGCCAAGGGCACCGACGCCACAAAAGAGCCGACCGGCGGATGGAGCGACACCCCCGTGTCCGCGCTCCCTGGCGAGTACGTGTGGATGCGCAGCGGCACCGTGGTGCCCCCGGCCGCCGAACCCGCGAAGTGGGAGCGTGCGGTGAGACTGACGGGCGACACCGGAGCCGCCGGCGGCGACGTGTACCGCCTCGACCTGGACAACGAGCGCGCCGCCGTGGCGTGCGACGCCGCAGGCAACGTGACGGGCCCTTACCCGTCGGCCGTGGCTTCCGTCTACAAGGGTTCCGTGAAGCTCGCCGACGGGGTGGCGTTCAGCGTGGCGGGGCAGACGGGCATATCCGCGTCCGTGTCCGCGTCGGGAGTCCTGTCGCTGTCGGCCATGACGTCCGACACGGCCGAGGTGGTGTTGCAGGCCGTGGCGGACGGCGTCACGCTCCAGAGCCGCATGAACCTTTACAAGGTGAGGCCCGGCAGCAGCTACACCGAGAACCTCGTCCTCAAATCCGGCGAGGAGGTGTCGTCCGCGGACTACGGGTTCAGGGTGTACGAAGTCAGCGGGGAGCTCGTGGAGGGCGAGACCTACACGTGGACGATATGGGGGACTCCCGGCGCCGGCCGTTGTTTCCGCATATACCCCACGGACTGGAACGGGCGCATAGGCGACCCGGCGCAGCTGTCCGAGGGCGTGTACTCGATGACGGCCAAGTGGAAGCGCAACGCCGCAGCCCGCAAGGACGCCTTCATGGTGCTGGCCGCGCCGCACGACGCCACCACGGTGTCCACGATACACAGGATAAAGGTCGAACGTGGCGCCAACACGTCGCCCGTGTGGAGCCCCGCGCCGTCGGAGATGACGGGCGAGGACGCCGTGACCTACGACCTCCAGCCGAGCGCGGGCGTGATAAAGCGCGGCATGACGGGCGAGCCGGACGTGCGGGAGGTCTCGTGCGGCGTCTACAAGAGCGTAGGTGCCTCCCGCAGCCTCACCGGCGAGAAGACCCTGCGCGTATGGCGCATAGGCGAGGACGCTGCCGAGTCTACCATAGCGCACACGGGCGGGCAGTGCGCCCCGGTGGCCGTGACGGCCAGGACCGGGCAGGTGGTGTTCTCGCTCTACGACAGCGACACGCTGTTCGACGAAAGCACCCTGCTTGACCGCGAGCGCGTGCCTGTGGTGTCCGACGCCTCCGACCTCGAAGTCGGCGGCACGAACATGCTGCCCGGGACGAAAGGGTGGGCAGGGTGGATAAAGCACGGCTACGCGCTGGCCGGAGGGACGTACAACGGCCTCGGGGTGGCGCACCTCGCATACCCCGCAGGCGCCGCCGCAGGCACCGCCTACGACCTTAAGATGACGGGCCTCGTCCTCGAGCCGGACACCGTGTACACGCTTTCCGTGTGGGCGTACGGCACGGGCAAGTTCATATCCTATGTGTGGCCGGACGTCGGCGGGCGGACGTATTCCGTCAACGGCGTGCCGTCTGAGGCCACAGGCGGCACCATAGAGGGGGTGAACACGCTGACGGCGAAGTGGCGCCGCTACTGGGTGGTGTTCCGCACGCGCGGCGGGTCCCTGACCGACAAGAGCGCCTTTTTCCGCCTGGAGCGTCACGGCTCGGATGTGTGGCTCGCCGGCGCGAAACTCGAGAAGGGCAACGTGCCCACGGACTGGAGCCCCGCGCCCGGGGACGTCGAGGCCGAAATCTCGAGTTTCGACTACCTGAAAGACGCCATAAGCAACGGGGCGACGCAGTTCCAGGGCGGACTCGGGCTGATGCAGATGCTGCGCCTCGGCTCGTGGAACACGGCGGACCCCGACAATCCCGTGATGGTGAACGTGATGGCGGGCATGAACGGCAAGTATGTCAACGGGCGCACGCCTGCCATATGGTGGGGCGGCGACATGGTGGACCGTTTCAACGACGACGACACCCTGAAAAACCCCGTGCCGTCCAATGCGGCGTCGGGCCTCGTGCGCATGGACGGCTCGGGCTACATGTCGAACGGGCTGATATGGTGGCGCGCCAACGGCAGCGGGGGCGTGGCGGGCTCCAACATCACGTGGAACACGCTCGGGAGCGTGAGCCTGGGCGCGGGCATTACCATAGACGCAACAAGCGAGGCCGGCATACAGAACACGCTCGGCGACATACTCCAGTTCATAAACGGCATCACCAAGTTCCTCGTGCCTGCCAAGGCGGACGGGACGGAGCTTGCGTGGAAGGACTACAAGGAGGGCGTCCAGCTGAAGGCGCGCATGAGCCTCTTTTCCGCCGACGGCGTGGCCGCCCTCGGCATGGGTCCGGAGATTTCCGGCGGGGCAGTCGGCCAGTCCGTGGAGCTGCTGACCGACTGGAGGCACGACCCCGCCGGCAAGGCCCTGGGCGCCGTCCTCGGCGTCGAACTCCGCGACATCGCCGACCATGCCGACAGCACGGCCGCGTCGGCGGAACTGAAAGCTTCCAACGCCGGCGTACGCGTCACCGGCCTCGAGGGCAGGCTGTCGCGCCTGTCGCGCCGCACCGTCGACAGGCACGTGCGCCGCGGCATCATGCCGCTGAACGCGGAACCGGGCATAATCTACAGGAATCAAGGCATCGCCAAGATGCGCATTTCCAAACATCCGGGCAGGTACACAGTCGACCTCGGCGAATACCTGCCCCCGTCGGTGGCGGGCGCGGCCGAAGTGCATCTGCGGGCGGGCGCCGCCGCCGTCGACGCGCCCCCGTCGGTGGCGGTGTTTTCACGGAGCGGCAACAAGGTGACGGTCGACATCCTCAGCCAGTATGCCGTCGCGGGCTATCCGGCCTGCATCATGCTTCACGTGTCGTTCCGCATGGACTGCAGATACCTGACGCGCTCCGGGCGTACCGGATACATAGCGTCCGCGGACGGCAGCGGCGTGCTCGAGGAACCCCTGCCGCCAAAGCCCACGGCCGCCGAGATACAGGAGATTCTGACGGGGCAGGGCCCCATGCCGGCCGGCTTCGAGGTGCAGCGCAGGCGCAGGTTCCTCGGCGGCCGCAAGCCCGGCAACCACGGGGCGTACGTCTACAAATGGTGCCTGCCAATGAAAGGAGGATACGGCATAGGCCTGTGGCGCGTGAGGCGGCGCACGCACAACCACGGCTACGCGAGCGGATGGGTGTATGCTATGTGCGGTCGCGGGGAAATGAAGATACTGTGGTGACGGCACAAAAAAAGCGACCCTCAGAACGGGGATACTGCCTGTAGACACACAACCCGTCCGGATGTCGCAGTGCAAAGATAGCAATAAAAAACGTAACGGCAAAACATTATGGCGCAGATGACAGACAAAGAATACGTGAGCGTGGCCGGCGTGGCGTCGGCGCTCGGGGTGGCGGCCGACACGCGTGCCCGCCAGGTGGGCTACCTGTGCGGCAACGCCCACGGACTCATAAACATGTGGGCGCGGGGCAAGCCCGTGCGCTACCCGTCCACCATGCCGCTTTCAGACGGGCAGAGAAGCAAGGCCGACCAGGGCCTCGTGCCGCCCGACGGCGGACAGGCAGGCACGCCCGTGTCCGGGGAGTGGATGGAAAAGGTGTGGCGGTACGCCCCTCCGCGCGGCGGCGCCGACGAGCCTTACAGGCTTTCGGACTTCCTGCATTACGACCCGGACGCGCGCCCTCCGGTGTCCACTCCCGGCACGCAGTACATAAGCCCGCTCGACAGCGGCTCCGCGCTTCGCTTCAGCTTCGGCGCCTCCCTGTCGTCTATTGCCGGCACCGGCGACCTGACGCTGGGAGACTTCGATTACCTCAAAAACTATTACCCGTGCGTGGCGCTCAACTTCGGCGACGGCTTCGTGCGCTGCATCACTGGCACGCGCAGGTTCGGCGAGGCCGGGCCGTCCCTTGTCAACCTGCCCGTCAGCGCCCTGCTCGGGTTCGCCGCCGGGGAGTTCGAATACTTCATGTGCGGCTGCTCCGTGTGCCAGACGGCTCTCGGCGTCCCGCCGTCGGCCGCCTATGTGGTGCTGCCCTCGGAACGTCCGCTCAGAGACCGCATCGTCGTGTCTTCCGGACGTGTGCTGGACGTGTATTTCGAGCGCGTGACGCCCGGCATCCTCGGCAGCGCCCTTATGTTCCGCGGGGAGCCCGTCTCCGACTACAACCCCGCAGGAGGCATCGTGCCCGACCCCGGCACGGGCCCCGGCGGCCCCATGCCCGCTTACCGCTACCTGAACGTCGGCGGCACGTACGGCCGCTCCACGGCGTCGTTCAGCATGCGCGTCACCAACCCGAACATGAAGGCTGTCAGCATCCCCGCGTCGGCGCTGAAAGCGTCCGTGTCCGGCAACCTCGCCGGCAAGACCACCATCCCGGCCCCCGTGCCCGCCCTGAAGCGTTTCAAGGGCGAAGGCAGCGTGATGGAGTCCGCCGGAAGCATATCCCTGGGTCCGGGCGAGTCCGCCCGTTACGCAGTGTCGTGGCCCGAGAACTGCTGCATCATGGACGAGCGCAACCACACCGTGCAGCTCGGCGACACCAGGAGATTCAACGCCGGCTTCAGCCTCCTTTACAACAGCGGCTCCACCACCGTGCGGCTCGGCAGCGTGGGCATCAACATAAGCAACTACGACGTATGACCATCAAAAAAACAACCATTATGACAAACGTATCATTCAAAGACATCCTTAACGCCACCGTCCATGCCGACAACTCGTCGGACACCGGGCGCACGGCGGACGTTTCCGCCGACGTGCAGTTCTCCGGTCGCGAGGCCACGGGCTTCATCAACGGCATCGCGCAGCCCACCGGCAGCCCCGGCCCCGTGTGCCAGTTCTCGGAAAGCCGCGGACACAACCTGTCCCTGACATTCATCGGCTACCCCGACGCCGTCAGCCGTCTCGACACCCTGCGCGCCGTCGACGCGTTCATCGCCGGGGTGCGCGAATCCGCGCCGTCCATACTCGGAATGGGGAGCGGCGAAGACAATAATTAAATAAAAAAACAGACTTGTAGAGACATGAGATATTTTACATTCACCGAGTTCGAGCGCTCGGAAACCGCGACAAAATATGCCATAGACAATTCTATCCCGGACAAACTGAAATACAATGTGGCCGCGCTTGTAGACAAGGTGCTCGACCCTCTGCGCGAGGCGTGGGGAAAGCCGATAACGGTTACAAGCGGCTACCGCTGCAGCGAGCTTAACGCTAAGACTCCGGGGGCATCACGCACATCACAGCACATGACTGGCGAAGCCGCCGACATCTCTGTAGGAAATCAGTTAGATAACCGCCGTCTCGCCCAAAAACTGCTTGACCTCAAACTGCCCTTTGACCAGCTCATCAACGAGCATGACTGGCAATGGGTACATGTGAGTTATCGCGACGGTCATAACCGTCACGAAATGCTCAAGACGGTGCCTGGAGGTTATGTTAAAATCAGCGCGTTATGACTCCCCGCGACAAAACCAATCAGCCGGGAGTGTGTACAGCCCTGCTTGTAGCTATCCTCATGCTTCTTGCAGTGGCGGTCATGGTGTCGGGATGCTCGCCTACGAAGTATGTACCGGTGGAAACGGTGCGGACGGAATACGTCCATGCCGACACCACGGGGCTGTATGAGCGCCTGCGCAGCTACTTCGAGTCGATATACCGCAGGGAGACATCGACCGATTCAGTGATTGACCGCACAAAGGAAACTGTGGTGCTCAAAGAGAACGGCGACACCGCACGTCATGACAAGGAACGCATAGTGTATGTCGCATCCCACCGAGAAAAGGAGCTTGAACACAAGGTGCAGCAACAGGACAGCACAATCAAGTCCCTACGCCTGCAACTTGAATCGGTGAAGTCAGACTCCATCCCGGTGCCCTATCCGGTGGAGCGCGAACTGACGAAGTGGGAGCAGACCAAGATGGACTTCGGAGGCTTCGCACTCGGCGGACTCGTAATCGGGCTAAGTATCGTCGTATTATGGTTAATCAAGAAATTCAGAAAGTAATATATTGTAATGGAAACTTATATCGAAATAATCAAACTCGGCATGGGCGACTACTCGCTTCATCATCTTGTATGGCATCTGACAATAGTGGCGTTCTGCATATTCGTTACAGGGCTGTTTTCTATCGCTGACACCGCAAGCGGTATTTACACAGCGAAAAAAACTGGAGAGAAGCTACGCTCGCACCGTCTGCGCAAGACCTTTGAGAAAATGGCGGTCTACTGGTTCTTTCAGATACTCGTGGGTGTGGTGGGGGTTGTTTTCTCGCTGTTTCCGTGGTACAATCTGCCCTATATGTCAATCATATTCGCGGCGATGATATGTATCGCCGAGGGACGTTCCATGTGGGAGCATAGCCGACGGCGCAAGGACAATGTGGCGAAAGTCCCCGAAGCCGTGCAGGAGCTGATTGACCTTGTGGGCGGCGAGGAGGAACTAAAGCGCACGCTTATAACCCTCGTTCAGAAACGTCTCGGAGTGGAGGGCGGGACTCAGACGTAAAAAATAGCCCTCATAAGCACTTAGAACCGAAGCCTTGGCGGGATTTTTCGGTTGAGCATGACGCTCTGCGTTACAAGGACTATATGGTGGATAATTCCTATCGTATAAACCTATAACGCAGAGCGACGCGCTCTGTTCATTTCCAACCGTTAAACTTCCCGAATAATGCCACGAATCTTAGAATACGCATCATCCGTGATTGACCTTGTTGCCGACGAGCTTGAAGTCTCCCGTGAACTTATCCTTTCCAAATCCCGCACAGCCGAGGCGGTCGATGCTCGGCATCTCGCCATAAAGCTGCTCCACTCAAAAGACATATATCCGTCACGGATAGCTGCGATATTCAGAATGTCGCCAAGAAGCGTCAGACATGTAATAACAGCCTTTGACGCTCGTGTTCAGGCAAATAAATCATTGGGATATAACTTGGCAAAAATCAGGAAACAGCTCGGAGAAAGTTCGGACATAACGCGGAAATAATTCCTTTTGAACCAATACGTTGAGAGGTAATTTTGCATCACGGAGCAATGTTTCTCCGCAATGTAAAACTAATCTCAATATGGGAGAGAATAAGACTTCTATTTTCACTTTTCCTGACGCGGGCGCGGCTGCCACGAACAACAGCCTTGCCGCGATGCTTCCCGCCCTGTTGCAGAACCGAGGCATAGACAGCGCCGCCCTCATGGGCATGATGGCCAACGGCAACAACGGCTTCTTCGGCAACAACGGAGGCTTTCAGGACATCATCGCCCTTATCGTGATTGCCGCAATCTTCGGCAACGGTAATTTCGGCTTCGGCGGCAACGGCAATGGTCGCGGCGACACCGAGCGCCAGATGCTCATGGACGCTATCCAGCGCAACGGCATCGACATCAGTCAGCTCGCAAGCTCCGTAGGATGCTCAAAAGACCAGATTCTCGCGGGCATCAACGGTGTGTCAAGCGCAATATGCGGTCTCGGCAATCAGATGGGTCAGAACACCAACCAAATCATCACCACGCTCATGCAGGGCAACAACGCGCTCGCAAGCCAACTCGCTCAGTGCTGCTGCGAGAACCGCCTTGCAATCTGCCAGCAGACCAACACCCTCACCAACTCCATCAACGGAATCAACACAGGCGTTGAGCGCGGTTTCTCCGCACTCGGTTATGCGCTCGCCGAACAGAGCTGTCAGAGCCGTCAGAACGCGGACGCCAACACCCGCGCCGTCCTTGCAAAGCTCGACGCGATGGAAGACAGCCGCAAAGACCGAGAAATCGCGACCCTCACCGCACAGCTCACCGCAGCCAACAGCCGCGCGGAGCGCCAGGCAGAACTTGCGCCCATCTATCAGCAGTTGAGCGAAATCGCATGTAACCAGCCCCCGGTGAAGAAAATCTGCTGCCCCGAACAGTACGTGCCGGTGAACACAGGCATCAACGCCATGTACGGGCTTATCCCAACCGGTTGCGGCAACGTGTTCGCGGGCGCTTTCAATCCGTTCGTAGGTTTCGGCAACGGCACAGGGTCATTCTTTTAATTTAGGGAGGGCTGTGATATGGTAAACATAAATGGCATCCCATGCATCAACTCTACCGGCGTGGCTGTGTCAACGGCCAACGTGACGTACTCGTTCGACAATTCGCGCGAGATTCCGTTTGCCGGGCTTGTCCTTGTGAGGTTGCAACAGGCAGTCCCGACGGGGACAACCGCCACCCTCCCGGTATTGTTCGGCAACGCGCCTCTGACCGGCTTTAACGGAGAGCCTGTGACTGCCGCCAACCTCAGCGGCACGGGCATATACGTGGTCTATTACAACAGCCGCTCGAAATTGCTCCAGCTGCTGACGGGCATCACGCCCACGGCCACAGCCCCGACAACTTAACAATAATCAAAAGTAACAACAATGAGTTTTTCCAACCTTAGGGGTTCTTCCCTTTTGTACATCCTCAACAAGGAGGGCGTGCCGAGCGTCAATGTCGGCACGGTGATCAACGTGACCGCGCCCTATGGCAAATACGGCAATATGGCCATGGCTTTCGGGCAGCAACCGGAGCAGGTCGTTGACCTCACAGTGAAAGTCGATGACAAGCAGGGTCAGTTCTTCAAAGTTCCCGCCAATGCAGACGTTTGGGAATACGAGAACAACGGCATCAAGACGCAGTATGTTCTCGCCACAAGCAAGGACGCAATAAACGCGGCTGTCAACAACCTGCGCCAACAGGCCGTGGACATCATCAATTCGGTCGACCACAACAGACAGGTGGTGGCCGCGTGCGACGAGATGCTGAAACAGCTCAACCCCGAATTTGCCGAGAAACAGCGGCAGGAGCAGGAGATAAGCGAGCTGAAACAGCAGCTTGCCACCCAGCAATCGCAGATGGCGGAGCTTATCGCCCTGCTAAAAGGTGGTAAGGAGTCCCCTAAGGAGGAAAGACCCGCTAAAAACAAGTAAACTATGGGTTACATGATACAGATAGAAGAAGATTCCGCCATGGAGCTGAAAGAGCACGCCAAGAAAGCGTTGAAGCACATGGGCAAGCTCATGGAGTGCGTCGAAGAACTCTGTGAGGAATCCCAGATGGGCGAGCGCGGCGGCTACGGCAATCGCGGTGGTGGCGGCAGCGGTTACGGAAGCCGCTACGGCAACCGTGGTGGCTACTCCGGCGGTTCGGACGGTGGCTACGGCAACCGCATGGGTTACCGCGACGAGGAATGGGATGATGAGGATGACGACTTCGGCGAGCGCAGAGGTCGTAGTTCTCGTACCGGGCGTTACGTGCGCCGATAATTAACCGTGGGGCAACTTGTCGAAAATATCGATAGGTTGCCCCTTTATTCCTAAACTGAAAGAATATGAAAAGAACCCCACTTGATATGTTTGAGATAAACCTGCCCGACGGCATGAGGTCTTACCTGCGCAATTATGGGTACTCATTCGGGAAAAAGGCTTGCATGGAAGCGGTCAAAAAACTCAAGCGTCTTAATCCTGCTACTGGCAAGATGGAAACTCTTGAAGCTCTAAATAAAGAGCAGGTCGAAGAAATGCTGACGAAACATGGCATTAAGTTGGAGCATAACGTCGGCTACGATTTCGTCTATGCCGCCAACTACGGAAAGGCTGTGCATTATAAGTCAAGCATCACTGACGAGAAGCAGCTTGCCCTCTATGTGAAAGACCGTATTGACAACCCTCTAATGCCGGGTGGCAATGAGTTTCGCGAGTGGCTTGTAAGGTGTGATGCTCTTGGCATTCCTGTTGACTGGGACGAAATCTTATGATACGCCAAAACATCTACCTTGAACGTGCGCACGGCTGGCGGGTGACTTGTTACTTCGCCGTGACGCATTATGAGGTGGAGGAAATCATGCAGCGGCTTATCGAGGCTGGCTGTGAGGGCGATAACCTGCAAACCGCCTACGACAACCTTTGCTCGGACAGTCTCAATACGGGGCTGTGCTATTCGGGTAACGGCGAAAGCGTGTTGGTGGTGAGTTGCGCCACGTCGCCCTCTCAGCTACTCAATAGTATTTTCCACGAAAGCCATCATCTTAGCTCTATGATAGCCAAAGCGCTTGGCTGGGACTTGATGGGCGAGGAAGTGTGCTATCTGTCGGGCGAGATAGGACAACAGATGCACCCCGTCGTGAGCCACTATCTGTGTGGGCATTGCCGAAGCAACGTGTAAAGAAAACTGCAAATTCTTTACACATAAATCAAACATATAAAAATTCTTTACATATGAACTCAAAAATCGAAGCAAGGATAGAGGCGGTGAAGCTCGCCCTTAACGTGGAGGGTGTCACCTCTGAAAACATCATTGAAGTCAGCGAGAAAATCGCCTCATTCATTATCGGTAATGCGGAGTTGCCCGACAAAGACCCCTCCGATGACATGCAGAAACGCATGATGGATATGGTGACTGGGGCTTACAACAATCTCTCCGCATCAAAAGTATCAACCGAAACACCCTCAGAGAATGGATAAGACTCAAAGAATCGCGACACGTCGCGCCCTGCTTTTCGACATTCCCAAGCAGAAACCGTTGTTAGACTTTACACCTCTTATGGCACTCGTAACTCTTTTCAAATCTTATGGCATCCGCAAATAGACGCAATCGCCGGGCCAATGGCATGAAAGGTTCGACCGTCCGTAAGGCTCTGGAGAGCGGAACATCGCTCAACTCGCTCTATGCCCTTATACCTGAAAACCGCCACAAGGCTCTCGACCTATTCCTGCGGATGTTTGGAAAAAGTCCCGCAGATTTGCATGAGGCGTTGGAGAGGGAACGGTCATAAACGACAAACGCGCCTGCCCTTTTGGGACAGACGCGCATATCTGTGTGAGCCGCGAGGAAACTTGCGGCTCTTTTATTCAACATTCTCTTTGAGCCATTGCTGAAAATACCACAACTGGCCACAGCCGCCTCCAATGTCATCCTGCCCTGCGGGGTTGAACACTCGCAGTGAGAAACCTTTGTCAAGCATGAGCCTTTGAAAACCACTTATCAGGTCAAGTTGCCTTTCGATAGAGCTTTTCACACTCTCTGACTTCTGACATATTACGGAAAGAGTCACTTCCCACACATCGGGGTTGAATATCTTTGCAAGCCGTTCCGCATCCTCGGGCGTTGAGTTGTTCGCATGGACGCAGTAGTTGAAGAATGGTCTACGCCCCGTGAATGCCGCCCACATTTCGCCGAGGGATGCGATTTGGCGCAGTGTGCAGGTGTCGGTGGGTATCAGTTTTGCCCTTGCTTCATTGGTAGATTCATGCACGGAGAATTGGATGCCTACTTGGGGCAATCTCTGACTTAGGGCTATGAAGTCGCTCCAATGCTGTTCCGTACCAAATGGAGCTGATGTTGACACAAGAAGCTGTGCGTTTGAATATTCATTAGCTAATAAGGCTATAGCTATACGCAGTTCGTCATAGTTATCCATTGGCTCTCCCATTGACATGAACATTATCTGGAATTTCTCGATTTCAGATGTGTCACAGTCAATGGTTGATAGAACTGTCCTGACCTGTCTTTGTATCTCAAACCATTTCAGATTTCGCACAAAGAACTTGCCCGTTCCGCAGAACTTACAGCCGACCTTGCAGCCGGACTGAACGGAGCAGCATATCACCGTGCGCTTACGGTATTCGCCATAGCGGTAAAGGACGGTCTCGGCTATCGCCTTAGGCTCGTCGAATTCGAACACGAATTTCTTCACATTGGTGTCCGAACTTTCAAAAACTTGGTATTTCATTTTGTTTTCGGGATTATTTCATCAATAGGCATCATATCCGAGAACGTGTAGAACCTCTCCAAGCCGTATCTTACAGCTATGTCATGTTCTGTGCTACACCCTTTGCTTTTAGTCCATTCAGGATGGAAATATGCGGCATCGCACATCAACAGACGCTTTATGTCCTCGCCCATGTAGTAGGCATACGACTCTTTATACGACATTTCGAGTGGGGCAAGAGGTGTGTCAAAAGGGTTGACGGGTTCGTGGCCAAGAGCCTTGATTTTCTCGGCTATTTCTAATGCCTTGCCTGTCTGTGTCATTAAGTCTTTGCCACTTATTGGGATGCTAATATATATTTTCATTACTTGTTTTGTTTGATTCGTTTACTCCATACATTGTAGCAGAAATGGTTTATGGAGCAGGTCACTACACAGAATATCGTGTAACCATAATCCTTGTTAAGGAAGCTCCCCAATGCCGCCCCTATTGAAGCGGACATCCATGCGAGGCTCCAGTATTTCATGAATAGGTAGAATTTCATTCCTCAATTGCTTCGAGTGTTATACGGACTTTCTCCACAAGGCAATAGCGTTGGAGCAGGAAGCGTAGGAATCCCTCAAAGTCTTTTGTTTGCTCAGCCGTGACTTCGCTTAGAGCGTTCCGCATTAAGTCTGCTATCATTTTTCGCTTCGGGATAGTCTTTAAGCTGATCGCAGGGTTTATTTCCTCCGCATACTCGCGGGCTGTGTCGGTGATTTGTTCTTCGGTCAGCATGGCTCGTCGGTTATGCTCCCGTCGGAAATATCTATGACTTCTTCCGGCGGTATGTCTATTATTTCTCTCGGTTCTTCAGGCGCCGCGTAGACGCTGTCGATAAAATCCCAAAAATCTTCAATTTGCATTTTTTTGTTTGAAATTCCGGTGTTTTACGTTATTTCGGGGATGGGATTTCCATCCAGTATTCTATTTCAGACTTTTCCGCGATTCCGTCACTGTAGACCCTGTGCCACACACCGCATACGTCGTTCCATACGGCCGGTTCCATCTGAGGGTATGCGAGGACCACCTGTCCGTTTTTCGGTACGGCAATGGCTGTCTCATGCCAAAATTCCGCCATGGAGCGGACGGCCACGGACGGAGCCGAATCAAGCCCTTGTTCTTTGGCGTACATTTTCATGATTTTGGACGCCATGCCTAAGCGCTCCATGATGCCGCACAGCATGCCGTAGCAGTCGGATATGAATTTGGCTCTGCCGGGATGGCTCTCACGCAGTGTTTTGCTACCCCATGCCCATACAGGATAATATGGTACGGCATCTTTTCCGGCATACTTGATATGTGTGTCGATTCCATAGGTGCCGCCGAAACATTTTGCGGTGTTGTGCATGTCGAATTTGCCCGCCGCGAAATTCGCGCAGTCCTCCAGGCAGTGTGCGGTGTATACGAGCTGTTCTTCTGTGAGTTCGACGACCCATTTGGCCTGTCTCTGTGGTTTGTTAATATCTTGCATATCCTGAATAATGTGACGGGTCCACTAAAATTGTCTGCCGGCCTTTGCCGTAGTTTTGCATGAATCTCACCGATAGCCTCATGGCATTGGCCATCATGCGTTCCTCGCGGCCGGTGAAGCTCCATCCGAGCGGCCCGCGCCGTGGTTTTTCCTGTGATGAATTTTGGGTTGTCATTGCTGTTTTCTGTAGGTGTCTCCTTTGAATGCTATTTTGTGGAACATTTCATTGAACCGGTCGGCGGTGCGGTCCTTGTATTTGTTGCGTATGTCTTTGCCGACAAGGTTGGTGGTTATGAAAGTGAAAAGCTGGTGGTTGTATCGGTAGTCGATAAGGTCCACGACGGGCGTGTTGATGTTAAGGTAGTCGTGCACTTCCGCCGGCTCCGTGCCGAGGTCGTCTATGGCAAGCATGGGGCGTGACTTTATCTCGTTGAACCTTTTGAGGTCTTTGGAGTACATCGCCAGTTCTTTCGCCCTGAAAATCTCCATGGAGGCTTTGAACGGCCTGTTTTCTCCGTTGAGGAAAGAAAAATGCTTTCGGTCTTCCAGATAGTTGACGACGCGTTGGAACGCATAAAGCAGGGTCGTTTTGCCGTTGCCGCAGCTTCCCGAACATATTATTCCGAACATGGGAGTGGCCTGCGTGATATATACGGCGAGGCTGACAAGGCAGCTTTCGGTGTTGGCGTCAAGTATGAACCGGCGTTGGCGCCGCTCGACCTCGAATCTATATGCTGCCGCGAGCATGTCGAGCGCATCCTGCACCGGCATGTCGAACCTAAAACGCCCCTTCGTAGTCGTCCGGGGTGTGATTTCCGACATCAGTTCCCCGACGCGCCGAGTATTTATCTTCAGTCTGTGTTTGGGTGTTTCTGTTGTCATAATTGCCTTCAAGTATTTTTATGAAGTTGGCTTTCTTGAATATCCAGTCGAAACCGACCTTGACCCATTCCCTTGCGAGAAAGTCGGATGCAACCACTTTATGTACTACGGTCTCCACGGTCTCTCTGTCATATTCTTTGAAGATAGAGCGTAAAGCGTTTTTGCGTGCGTCGGTCAACTTTATCAGTCGCGGAATCCCGGTGCTGCTGATTACATCGTTGAACCATTCACGGAAACGTTCAAATCCGTCTTGCGGCTGCGTTGTTCTTTTTGTAGCTTTTGTTGGTTGGCTTTTGGTTGGCTTTTGGTTGCTTATTGGTTGGTGAGTATTATTAACACGCTGAAAATCAAATGTGATATTGGTTGACTTTTGGTTGCTTGCTGGTTGGATGCTGGTTGCCAGCCCGTTTTTTTGCATTTTGCCGAGCATAGTGCGCAACCTTTGCCGGGAGATACCGAAACGCATCTCTATATCGGCGGCGGTGAATGTCGCGACTCCGCGATGGTCGGTTCTTGAAAGTAAAAACCATAACAGGCAACCATACTCTTTGTTTCGCCACAACTCGTCGCCGAGCGCCGAGCGCGGAAGCCGGATGAAGTCGCTCATGGCTTCTCGTTGAGCATGTCGGCGCGTTCCTGCGCCCATATCAGTTTGTATTCTCGGTCGTCGGGGTCGGACGGGGCGTAGGCGACGCGGAGGATGTCTATCCTGCGGGATATGCCTTTGCGGAACACGGCGAAGTGGGGGACGGGGTCGTCGCGGTGCTCGACATACGCCTTGGACTGTGCGCTGGCTGCAAAATCGGTTTCAAATGACAGGGCTTCGCCAAGCGCTTTCTGCATGCGCTCCAGCTTCCGACGTGTCCTGCGGATAACGGCCGCTTCCGCCACGGCCACCGCCGTGATGATGGATAATAATGTGATTGTCATTTTTGATGGTGTTGCGGCGCGCCGCGTCATGGCGCGCCCTGTTCGTCGTATAGTTCGTGCTTTATTTTTTCTGCGAGTTTCCTCATCAGTTTGGCGCGCCATTTGTGTTTGGGCTTCGGCATCGCTTCGTAAGTTTTGGCCGCGTCGTTGAGATAGGCCACGGCTTTTCTAAGGTCGGTCTTCGTCGGCATGGTCGGATATTGCTTCGTCAAGGCAGTGCAGGCGCCGCGCCATGTCCAGAAGTTCTTTCTTCGCTTCTGCCGTGTCGGCCTGTTCTGCGAGTTTCATCGGTATGTCCCAGTCATAGTTGCGCGCCAGCCCGGCCTGCCGTATCAGTTCTTTGTCTCTGTCTGTCATCCGGTATCTTTAAAAAACCGCCCGTATCCTCACGGACGGGGCGGCATGGTGCAAATAAAATTAGAGTTACACTGGTATGTTCTCATAGGGGTAGGGGCATCCCGTGCCCCAGCGTCCCTGCGACAGAGGATGCGCAGGGTGTTTCGCGCACTCTTGCGCAGGGATTGCAACCTAAATTCCGGTACTGCCATATCCACCTGAGCCTCGGTCTGTTTCAGACAATTCGTCGGTCTCAACAAAGGACACTTGTGGTATAGGCATTATAACGAGCTGTGCGACTCTTTCGCCCACGTTATAGGAGTCTGGAATGCTATCTGTCGTTGATTTGAATTTGGCAGTGACCTCGCCTCTGTAATGGGCATCGATTACTCCTACGCAGTTTGTAAGAAACAAATCCTTGCGGTAGATTGAAGAACGGGGGAATATCAGCCCTACATACCCTTCGGGTATTTCAAAGGACAGTCCGAAGCCATACTCAAATACCTTGTGGGTGTTGCTCCATCCGCTCCATACTGCCGTAAGGTCAAATCCGGCATCTGTCGGATAAGCCTTGGTCGGTATCACTGCATCAGGACGCAGCTTCTTGACTTTGATTCTTATACTTGTCTTGGGAGCTTCGACAATATATGTCGGCTCGTCACCGTATATTGAAACTTCTTCACTCATATTGTTATCCGGGATTATGTAAAGCCATAAATAGACCTACGCTGCTCACCTCTGCGTCCATGCTGTCAAAGATGATGGGATTGCCAACTCCTTTGAATGTTGCGATACAACTGTCACTCTGATAAAGAGCCTTGTTGAGTCGTTGTATAAGCTTCATGTCGAAGCTAAACTGCGGAAGTGGCACAGTCTGCTTGTTTAAGGCGTCTTGCAGGACTTTTTCTGCATTGGGATATTTCTCAAATGTCGAGAAGTAGAAGAACGCCTTGTCGTTGCCTTTGCTGCACTCTATGCCGTCTTCCGCAATCATGATGCTGTCGTATTTCAACATATCCTTGTAGAAGTCGGCGTGCAGGAATTTGCCGTTCAGTGCCCCTATCTCACTCTCGTTTAGCCCGGATATTTCTGAGATACGGTTTCTCACGAGCATGTGGGTGTCAGTTGCGTAGGCATACCCATTGTTGAAAAAGATGCACTCTGTTTCCCTGCGGAACTCGTTATCCTTTGAGCAAGCCAAGTGCATCTGGACTTTTTGTCAAAGTTGTTTTTAGTTTCGTTTGCCATATCTTACTCCTTTATTTCCTCATATTCAACTTCGTCCTCGTCAAAGCGGTTGGAACTTGCAGAGGGTTGCTTCTGTTCGGCAATCCAGTTCTGCTCTGCTTTATCCTCGTAATCGAAAAGCGATTCAAGAACCCGTAACTTGTCCTCGCTGATACCGTCTTTGGGTATCGCCTTGAAAGCACGGTGAACGAGTGTCTTTCTTGCCATTTCCGTGTAGTCAGAAACCCACGGCGACTGCTTGGGCTTACCGTCCTTGCCTATACCTGTTGACGGAGAACGTTCTTTGACCGCATCTATCTCAGCTTTATTCATGAAGTCAAACATCTCAGTGCCGTCCGTAAGTATGGCGAAGTAATATGCTCCGAGCAATGTGCTTTCAGAACGTTCCGCCCAACAGTCGGGTGTATGCACAAGCTCTTCCTTTGAGCCGTGGGAAATTTTGAAATCATCGCCCTTGTACACGCAATGCGCCTCAATCTTCTTTACAAGCCCTGTATTGACAAGCATACTGATTTCTCCCATATAGGATTGGAAAAGCACGACTGTCGGCACTTTCTTAATAGTGAAAGGCACAAGATACGCCTGTTTCAGTATTGGATTGAGAGTAGTTCCGGCGAGCGCGATATTCTTTATCGCATTGACAAGCGAGAGAGGATTTTGTGTCGCTACCGTGATAAGGTAGGGGTTCGCCATCATCGCCTGTGCCGCGAAGTCAATCTCTTTTGCCATGATGCGGTCTGCCTCGTTTGGGTCTTTGAATGCCTTGCGGAACGATTCAAAGGGTTTGGCGAAAGCGTTGGCGATTCCATGGAGCGGTGCAAGTGCGGGGTCGCTCTTTATTTTGCTGATTGTAGCCGAGCAAAGTTGTGGTGTGAAAGCCTCCTTGACTTTCGCTACCGCCGTGGTCTGTGCCTCGGCTTTCGGCTGTTCCGTCTGCGGAGCGGTCTGCTCCAGCGGGAGCTGATTGGTCTGTTCTGTTGACATCGTTATATAAGTTTATTCGTTAATCGTCTTCGTTTTTGGAAATCTCAACCTTGACATCGGCTCTCCAGCTCTTTTCAAAGCAACCTGTAACGCAATCTATAACTGCGTCCGCAAATCTATCGCCTTTACTGCGCATCAATGACCGCTTGACGGCATCTCTGATTTGGTCTTTGTTTTCAGTTAAAGCCTCCTTTATGGCTGCTTGCACCGAGTCTGTCAAGAGTTTATTGAAATAGTAGTTGAAAAGAGAGGTCGTATTATAATCGGTCCTACTTGTTGAGACCTTACCGTTGTCCTTATCCACTTTTGCGGCAAGGAAACCCTCTACTGCGTTGTTTACAAGCTCCTGTGTACCGCCGAGAGCTTCCACTATAAGAGCCTTGATGTGGGTATCAACTATCGGCTTGATTAACTCAGGCGAAATACCAAGGTTGATTAAGTCTTGTGCCATATTATTCTAATTCTAAAAATTTGTTGCTATAATATCTCGGCGGTTGGATTTCAAGCATCCTCACGCCGTTGTTGTCGGGGATGAATGTTTCTGCGCCGGGCCAATGGTTTTCTTTCGAGCATTTGATGTGCAGGTCAAGAAGCCGTTTGAACTCCATCGCTCCGGGACCGGATATCACCATATCCACATCGGGCAGGTATCGGTAGCCGTAGTTCGACATATCCACCATCACGCAGTCATACGGAGCAACCTTGCTGACAAGTACAAGAATGAACTGCTTCCATATTCCCGTGCGCTCATGCTCGAAGAATTGGTAGAACGCAGCCGATATGTGGTAGCCGTATTTGAGAATGATGCGGTTGATGCTTTCCTCGCTCAAATCGTCAGTGGCAACCGTTTTCCAATCCACAATCTTGCGTTTGGTTTCAAGGTCGGGACGGTATTTGAACTTGCATCCCTCGTACTCAACAAAGTGGCTTACTTCGGGCTTGCCCCATCTGAGCAGCTTGCGGACTTGCTCGGAAGTCGAGCCGCTGTTGAGTATCAAGGAACGCCCCATTGCTATAAGGGTGTCATATTCCGCTTGGTTAACAATAGAATAAAGACAATATTTTTCTTCAAATTCCTTGTAAGCCTCCTTATAGGGGTTTGATGTTACTCCGTATGCTTTGCCCGTAGATTTATTTATCGGTGGCTCAAATACGGCAAGATTGCAATGCGCCCAGCTTCTAATTTGTTCCTCCTTGTCTCCATCGACTCTTGAACACCATTCCATCAAGTCATGGAACAGCGAGCCAAATTGCAGGGCATCGGACTTGGTTTCTTCGGGATTGTCGAGCGAGAACTTGAATGCCTTGGGAGAAATCAAGTATTTCTTCAACTGTGAGCTTGACAGATATTGTCGGTAAGGCTCTGAGTTGTGGTAGTCCTCGTTCGACAATCCGTGGATGGTGTGGTCAGTCATTCAAATTTAAGTTTTCTGATTTTCGTTTCGTGATATTCGCCGGAGAGCTGTATGACATAGCCCCGGCTTTCGAGCCACTTCTTTGCGCGACCCATCATGCGCATGACCTCGCCGGGTTCCTTGCCGTCGAAGTCCGGGTCGTAAAAGGGAGTCTGTTTACCCCCCCCCCCTCAGTTTTACGTTGGAAGGCGGCTTCTTTCAGTGCCTCTGAGATGCACTCCTTGCAGGTGCTGCCATACCCTCCGCCTTTTACCTTGCGGAAGCTCGTCTCAGGCAGTTCGCGCCCGCAGACTTTGCATGTTTTCGTTTCCATGTTATTCCTTTTCTTGATTAGTAAGCTCGGGTATCTTTCCCTCGCGCTCCCACTTCTTGGTGAGTTTTCCGAGTACATAGAAGCACGGCACGGCGACGCAGAGGGATAGGAACGTCTGCCACAGCCATTCTACATGGCTCATGGGTTTAACAGGGTCGCCGAAAATACGTGCGACTGCGAGCGCCCCTACGCAAAAAAGGAGGAACTGCACATAGTGGCGCCAGTTTAGAAATGTTTTCATGTCGTTGATGTTTGATTGATTTGTTGCCACACAAGGGTTTGAACCTTGGATTTCAGAATCAAAGTCTGACGTGTTTCCACTACACCATGTGGCAGAATAGCCGGGGCTGGGCGGCCTAACTTTAAATAATCACGAAATATGAGTAAAGGGTGTCACCGCCGCTCTGTGGTGACCTTGCGCCCCGGCTTGCAATTAATCTTCTTCTACCGAAATTTCGGCATTGAGGTCAGCCTTGATTTCAGCAATAGCCTCAATGGTGGCCTTGGCTGAAATGATGGTCTGCTTGTGCTCAATCATCTGCGAGATGATGCGCTGATAGTCGGCATCGTCCTCGGCCATACGTGAGAACAGTTGCTCGTAGGCGATTGCGGCCTCCTCTTTCTGCTTCTCGGCGTTGTCGGCAGCGGCTTCGAGAGCGCGACGAATCTGTTTCTTTTTGAGGCCGAAAAGAGCCTCGGTAAACTTGCGGCCTTTGATGATGGCCTCGATGCGTTTCATTTTCTTTTCTTTCATTTTAATCTAATTTTATGGTGGTTAATAACTTGGTTTTGCTGATTAATGGGAGTTTTGCGACTGACTCTTTGGACTTGCTGACACCGAAAAAGTCTTTTATCGCATCAATGTGGGGAGTTGATATTCGCATCGGTTCAACACAGCTTGGAGTCACATGCTCAACATCGTCTTTTCTATACCACCAACCTCCAGCACGGTAAGGAAGGTACGGGTCATTTGAATCAACTTTTTCGATAATAAGAGCGGTCCCCATCGGATGATAGTCTCTATTCCTTAGTACTTTTATACAGTCACCGACTTTGAGCAAGGGAGTATCTTCTGTTGGGACGGGTGTTAGCCAAGATGGCTTGTAGTTGTAATAAGAACCATCCTCAAATATAACCCCGACACGGGCTTTGCCTATGGATAAAACTATTCCCTCTTTCCCAGCAGATTTATCCATTGAGTCAGTCCAGATGGGGGACTCGACCCAATCGGCAGGTCGCGAGCCGATGACTCTGACTCTATCGCCAATCTTAAATTGATGTTCCATGTTTTTTTTGAATTTGATTAGTTGCGGCAGGAGGGCTTGAACCTCCATGGACTTACGAGGGCTTTATCATCCGGAATCTCAACCCTCTGCCACCTTGTTTTGACAAGGCGCGTCTACCAATTCCGCCATGCCGCTTCCGTTTGGCTTATCGCCGATTTTCACTAACTTTGTGGTTGCAATACTATAGATAGTGAATAATGGATTTAAATTTCTTGGTTCAAATAACCAAAGACGAGGAAAGGACATTGATGAAAGCATTCGCGATACTCGCACCGCTCTTATATTCATCCTTTTGGCTTTACGTACCGCTGTTCAAAACGGCAGACATCATTTTGCGCTGCGCATTGCTTGCAAGCGCAATAATTGCAATCCTGTATTTTGAGCGTGGTTTCATGGGCTTGATTTCCATGAGCAAAGGCCTGGAATTAAAGATTCCACTTTCTGTTTATGTCGGATTCCCTATTGCGGCGACTGTTATTCTTTTGCTTACACCGTGGGATTTTGGCTCTGGGATAAAACTGCCTCTCGTCTACTATTCGGCGGCGATCGTTCTCAATGCGCTGTTTTTTCGCAAGGCTGTTCGTCTTGCAAGCGTTGTTCTTACTGACGAACCAAAGACAGAAAGGGTAAAACCCAAAACAAAACACGGTAAGTAATATCTGCCATAATGTTTTGTACAACATACAGTGTTAAATTTGATTAGCAGCACACACCCGGACTCGAACCGGGGACGCGCCTGTTTCGCAGGCCGCTCTACCAACTGAGCTATGTGGCTTCCCATTGCAAAATTTATATTCGACACCCCGAGGCAATGACAGGGGTGATTTCGTTCCTCCCCGCGTCCGCGTTGCACGGCTGCGCAGGGGTGGTTAATCGTTATTCACTTTAAATGTATGGACTTTCCATACAAGTCCGCGATGTCAATGTGCGATTTTGAAGTTTCAGACTCTCAGCGTCTGCGGGCTGTTAGAGTTTCATGTTCCGTATCACGTCACCCCCGTTGCAGTACCATTTCCCGTTCTGTTTGCCGGAGGCTTTCTTCTCGACCCTTACCAATCCTCGCTCTATCAGCTTTCCGAGTTTTCCGCGCCCTCCTACGAGTTTTGCGGCAGTGGTCTTGCTGAACACAACATTGTGCCTGTTGAACATTAGCGGTATCGCTTCAAGTCGGTATTCGGGGGATTGGGGGTCTATGCCATTGGAGAGAGCTGTATTCATTGTCGTTTCTCCCTTTTGAGGTAGACCACAATCTTATCTTCGTGAGGCACTGCCGCAAACGCTTCCCAACCAGCTTTGCCAAGTTTGTCAAGATGTTCGTTGGTGGTGTCGCCGTGAATTCCGAAGAACGAGTAGTATTCAAACTTTTTCATTGTTGCAAAATCTTAGTTGTTGCTTGGCACTACGCTCACGGTGACGGTCATTGTCTTCGCAGAGCGTTGGACTTTATAGGTATATCCGTCCTCTCTCGGATGCTTGCGGCGTACATGGAGGGCATTGTGATAGGCATTGTCAAGCTCTGCGGCGGTTGCGCATTGTATTGGCAAAACCGCACCTATCGGCAGCCGTGTCATTGTTTCCTTCGTCAATCGTGGTTTATTTTCCATAAATTCTCACTTAAAAATTTTGAAAACAAAGGAGAACATTGTATCTTTGCGGTTGAGAAATATGTAGATAGCGCAGAAACGCTGTCCTCCTTTGTTATTGCTCTAAGTGTTCGTTTCACTTAGATGATGCAAAGGTAATACGAGATTTTGAATAAACTGCGATATATCGTTGTTTTTAACATTGTTTTAACACTTTGCATTATATGGTAGATATTGCTCTGCAAATACAAAACATTATAGATAAGCGGTTTAATCACAATAAAGCCGCTTTTGCGAGAGCCGTAGAAATTTCGCCTACGACACTTGCAAGCTATCTTAACCCCAAAAAGGCGTCTAAGCCTACGTCCGACTTTCTATGTGATGTCGTTGAGAAATTAGGCATAAATGCTGTGTGGCTGTTGACAGGGCAAGGTGAAATGGAGGAAAAACAAAAGCCTCAAGGCGATGATGTCGACACTCATGGTGCAAATTCATCCGGCAAAATTGTTGGCAACGTCAAATACGACCAAAGACAACAAACCAAGGAGTTGGTTGAGGAAGAAACAACAAAAGAAGTGGTTGAAATACATTGCCCCGAAGATTTGCATAAGATTGATGTGCTAACCGTAAAATTAGACAGCCTTACTACTGAAAACAGAAAGCAAGAAGAAACCATTGCTGATTTGCGAGATAGGATTAAAGACCTTAAGGAGCAGGTTAAAGAGCTTAAAGCGAAATTGAAATGAACGAGGTATATTTAGGTATATTGATTGTGCTTAATCTTGCATTGGCGATTTGCGTATTATTTGTTTTGTGCAGGCATCATAAGTTTGTGAAGCAACAATCTGGGCTAAAAGAAAACCTCAAAACAGAGATAAGAGGTATTGGCTTTTATGTGCGAATCATTGCTTATATAGCGATATTCTTTTGTGTATGCGTTGCGATACATTACTTGGCATATATGTTGCCACGACAACTTGACGCACAAGCGCAGAATACCCACATCCAAAATCTTGGCGTGGATTATCTCGGGCTAATAGTAGCGATATTTGCTATTATAGTGACATTGCTTGTGGGGTGGCAGATATATAATACCATAAAAGTCAAAGATGAATTTGATGATTTGAAGAAGTTAAAAAACGAAACGAAGCAAGAGGTTGATAAAGCCGTAAATCGCATATCAAGAGAGCTATGGCATTTATCTCCTGTGTTTTTATCTGCACATAATGATTTTCTTCATAGATTTGAGGTAAATTTAAATATATTTAGCGCTACGGATAATGATAGCATATTGGCAAAATCACTATCCAGGGAATTTTTGCTACAAAGTATGATGGAGATTGTCAAACTGTCACAATTGGAGCAAAAAGGGCTGATTAAATCCATAAAAGAAAAGTGCGATAAAAAGTCCATTGAAAGTCTATATTTGGAATTTCATACTTATTCCGATAAAGAGCGAAATGACACGTATAAAGGACTCAACAACCTCTTTTTAGAATTACTAAAAGACTAACCCCAATGGAACTGAAAGAAAATAACACCACCCCCATCCAACGCCTCCGGGAGTTTGTCAAATGGGCGCAGGGTCAGGGACTCTGCAAGAGTGAGTACGACTTCGAGCGGATATGCAGCCTCTCGCCAAAGTACATATCCAACAATATGCACACCGGCAAGGGCAATATCGGCACTGAAATGCTCGGACGCATCATCAAGGCGTTCCCGCAGCTCAACCTTGCGTGGATATGCACCGGTGAGGGAGCGATGACTATGCAGGGAGGCGGCGACCTCAACGCTGACTACAAGTTGGCATACGAGGGAGCAATGATGCAGGTGGAGGCACTTAATAGGATAATCAAACAACTTAATCAATAACAACATGAAAAAGTTTTTACTCATGCTGACACTGATTGTGCCGATGCTCTTGCAAGCGGAAATAACAAGAGAAAACATAGCTATTTCGGATTATGATTTGACGCTTTCAGGCGTTGAAAAGGTTGATAGTCTAACTGCCAAAGATTTGTATAATGCTGCTTTGGTTTGGATTGCCAAAGAGTATGCACAACCGCAGGATTATATAAAGGAAAACTCCTTTGACAAAATCATCCTCAACGGAAGACTCGGAGCACAAATTAATGGAGATAAGTGCATCAACTGCACGTTGATTTTGCAATTCAAAGATGGTAGATACAAATGGAACATTCAAGATTGCTTCTACCTTGAAGATGAATTAGGTTTAATTATGGGGCATAGCGACCGACCTCTAATGGCCTTGCCTCGCTATAACAGACCGAGTAGGTTCAGTGATATAATTAATGATTTTTCTTCAATGGTTGATTCATTTAGGAAATCAATTTCAGAATATCAACCTGGCATTACGCCAATTCCTGAAAATTTATCCGCAGATTGGTAATCTAAAGATTTCCCATTTCCCACAAAATAACTACCTTTGCAGTAGTTTATAAACCATAGGGCATATCGCCTAAAGCCAAAAGAGCTTATTTCAGACTTCGGTCTGCGATAGGCTCTTTTAATTTTTAGGAATATGCCGGAACTTGGCTCGCTGTGGTATTCGGTCGGTCTGAAAGACCTCACCGATGCCGACATCAAGAAGATAAACGAAAAGCTGAAAAGCTTAGGCTCGGACTTGTTTCTCAATCCGAAGCTCGCAAAGTCTGTCACAGAGATACTGCCGAAAGGGATTAAGCTGGAACTTGAACCCCAACTAAAAGCAGTGTCAAACGAAGCCCTCGCAAAAGCCGTCGAGGGCAAGGTGATGAGAGTGGAGATTGCTCCACTGCTCACCAATCTGCGCAAGGCCCTTAAAGCCGCAACAAAGGACAATCCGCCGGAGGTTGAGGTTGGGGTGCAGGCTGCCAAGCTGCGCACAATAATTCAGAATGTCCTGAACAAACAGGGCTTCATGCTCAACATTTCCACCGTCAACGACAACTATTCAAAGGTAGTCCAGCAGAAGCTCAACGGCACCCGATATACAGTCAAAATCCATGCCGACGCAAAGGAGATAACCCGGAGCGTGCAAGCCTCGCTAATGCAGGTGCAGAGCCGGGCGTTCGGCTTGCAGATAAGCCGCGATATTCTCTACCGCTCGATTGACGATGCGTTGGGACATAAGCGGTTTATCATTAACGTTGCAGTGCAGCACGACCAAGCGAGAAAAGCCGTGCAGGACGCACTGCTGAGGGCGCAGGTGATTGGCAAAGACCAGGCACTTGCCTATCAGCGTTTGCAGACAGGCGAACTGAAAGCGGCGCAGGCGGAACTTGCAAGGCTCAAAGCAGCCCACATGGGAGCCGCAGATGCGGCAAAAGCACACGCTACTGCCTCAATCAACCTCGGCGGCGCACTCGGAAGCAACATCAAGATTGCCGGTGAACTAAGCTCGGCAATGGCTTCGCTGTATTCAGTCCATGCTGCCAAGGAATTTCTCTCGCAGGTGATTGAGATTGGCGGTGAACTGGAGCATCAGAAAATCGCTATGGACACTATCTTTGGCGACAAGGGCAAGACCTCGGAACTGTTCGGACAAATCAAAGGGCTGGCGCGTCAATCGCCTTTCGGTGTGATGGAGCTTACCAAGTCAGTCAAAGCTCTGTCAGCATACGGCGTACAATACAACGAGATTTACGACACCGCCAAGCGGCTTGCCGACATATCGGCTGCGACCTCGGTTGACATCAATCGTCTTATCCTCGCTTTCGGTAAAACCAAATCACGCGGATTCCTCGACGGTTTGGAGGCGAAGCAGTTTGCCTATGCCAACATTCCTATCTATGAAATGGTGCGCCGGAAGCTGGAGGAATTGGAGGGACAGGCTGTCACCACGGCGCAGGTGATGGAGCGCATGAAGAAGCGTGAAATCGGCTTCGACATCGTGAAAGACGTGCTGTGGGATATGACCGATGAGGGCGGCAAGTTCTACAACATGCAGGAAGCCCTCGCTGGTTCGGTCAAGACCTCATGGAAACTCGTGCGTGACAACATCGAGCTTATGTTCGGCGAGATTGCGGAGTCAAGTGTGGGTGGTGCGTTAAAAGACGTTGCTGAAACTTTGCAGGTACTCACCCGTAACTGGAGAGCAATGGGAACAATGATTGGTGCTTCGGCGGCTGCATTTGGGGTGTATAAGGTTGCTGTGGCTGCATCAAATGCCATGATGGGGCAAGCCAACGTCCTTGCATTGCAGAAAGCCACAGCCTCAAACAAGGTTGCTGCGGCTAATGCGATGGAGGCGGCTTCTTATCGTGTATTGACACAAGCGGAAGACTATGCGATACTTGCGAAAAGCGGATTAGCGAAGCTCAATCGGTCGCTATTATTATCTCATAGAGCTTTGACCGAGGCTGAGTGGGATGCGGTATTAGCGAGCAAGGCGGTTAGCAATGATTACATACTGCGTCGGATAGCGTTAGGCAGACTTACTCAGGCTGAAATTGACTACCTTATTTCCATTGAGGCTGTAAGCGCAGCAGAGGTTCAAACAGCTATGAGAGCGCAAGGATTGAAAGTTTCCCTCGCCTCACTATACGCCACAATGAAAGCCGGAGCAGCTTCCGCATGGGCTTCCACATTGAACTTCTTTACTCGCATTAAGGCTGGGATAGTCGGAGTGGGTGTTAGTGTGCAAAAGCTAAATTTCGCATCTTTCACAGCGTCCATCCGCAACGCTTTTGCAAATGCTTTGACGTGGATAAGAACACTTCCAACACGCATTGCACATGCGGAGGTCAGTGTGACCCGCCTTAAACTCGCATTTAGCGGACTTGGGCGGGCGATGTCAAGCATCGGCGCATTCCTGCTTAATCCTGTGACAATCGCAATGGCTGCAATCGGCGGTCTTATGTACGCATGGCAGAAAAACAACGAGCAAATGGAGAAAGCCAAGGAGATTGGGGATAACATATTCACCAAAGCCTCCGAGGGAGCGAACAATCTCAAACAGACGCTAAAAGAGATAAAACCCTCTGCCGGACTTTCAGATCACGAACTTTCACAGGGCATTGAGCAACTGGAACAAGCCATCAAGGACTATTCGCCAAGGCCTTTGCAGGATATTAACGACACCCTTATTGCGCAGGACGGTCATGTGCTGACCCTTGCCGAAAGATACGAAGCCCTTAAAAAGAAAGTCGAGGAGGTCAAGGCCGCATACGACTTGATGGGCGATTTGGAGAATGGTGACGTTGGCACTATGGTATCGGATGCCATCAAATCAACCGGCGGACTTCTTAACGACGTTGTGACGGTTAACGCAAAAGACTACACCGAAGCAATAAAGCGTCGTAGCGATGCTATCCGTGAAGCCACGGTAGAGGATGCACGCTGGGTGAAAAAAGCCGTTGATGCAGCCATAAAGGCTGACGGAGAGTTCGCAAAAGTCGCTGCCGGAATGAAAAACACCGCAGCAATGTTTAATGAACTTGCGTCAAATCCCGAAAAATACGGCATGGAGTATGCCCTGCCGGAAGTCAGTGTTATCTTGACAACATCCGATATTCTTGGTATTAATCGTAGCATTGATGAAGATAGGGCAAAGTTTGAGTCTGATGTGCAGGATTTCATAAAAGACCTTACCGCAAACATCCGCATTACATGGGACAAGGAGATAAAAGACCTTGACAATAGCCAAAAAGATGCCCTTGCCATCTCTCTGAAAAATATGCTCGACCAAGCCGAGGGAGTGAGTGAGGAAGTCAAAATGCAGTGGGCTAAAATCCTTGAAAAAGCATTTGGCTTAGATTTAGGCTTTAAGGTTGATGCAACATCCCTTATTGGCGATGATTTTGCTGCCAATATGGAGAAAAGTCTTGGTAAAGAACTTGCCGACAAGGTGCGCCGAGGTGTCACGCTGACACCCGAAGAAAAAGCAAAGGTTCGCAAGGCTATATATGAGTCCTATAAATCGGTTTTTGAGCGCTCCGATGAAGATGTGCGTCGTGCGCTTAACGACGTGATGCGTGGCAAAGATGCGCAGTTAAAAACCTCTGGACTTATTATCAACAAGCTCAACAGAAACGTCAATGCTACTGATTGGCAACAGCAGATACTTGATGCTCTTGGTGATACCGACCTAACGGGAATTGAGATAAAAATTACAGGACACTCCGACATCAACTCATTTATCGATGAGGCTCGAAAAGGCTACAAGGCGGCTAATGAGGCTATAAAAGAGTTAAAGCCGATACTCATTAAGGCTGGGATTGATTTTACAGACGGCGAGGAAATCACCGCAGTGCCATTATCGCTCAAAGGTAATGATATTGCCCTGCAAGCCATTGATGAATACAATAAGAAGATACAAGCCACAAAAGCGATTAAGGAAGCCTTGAAAGCACAAGGCATAGACCTTGACGTCGACCCAAACAAAAATCAGCGCGCCTCGCAGAAAGACCCCCTCGCCGAATCCCTCAAACAACGCTTCAAGGACATCAAGGACGCATGGAGCGAGTTCCAGAAGTGGAGCAAGACCGAGGGTAGGGAGGCAGCGGCAACTCGCATCGGCGAGAGCGGGCTGTTCTCCACGTTGTCGGCTGACAAGATTCCGCAGACGGTTGAGGAGTACCGCGCATTGGTCGTGGAGCTTGAAAACGAGCTACGCCAAGCCGGAGTGAAAGGCACGGCAAGGGAAAGTCTGCTCAACGACCTGCTGAAACAGTTGCTCGACATTGACAAGACGGTGGTTGACGAACAGCTCAAACTCGCCCTCGACAAGGTGAGCAAGGAGGCGGAGCGTCAGCTTGCCGACTGGAATCTCTTTGACAAAATCCGCAAGGCGACCGGCAACCAAGGCCTCGCCATGAGCATCGCCTTCGGAATGAACACCACAGCCGAGACGGACTATCCGGCGATGATTAAGCAGCAGCTTCAAAAAACGGTTGAGGCTGCGGAGTCCGCGCTGTCGAAAGCGATACCCAAAGAGGGCGAATCGCCATACAAGGTTCAAGGCTACACCTACGACAAACTGAAAGAACTATATGATGCCCGCGACACCGACAAAGGTATGCAGGAATGGGTGGCAGTCCCCGAAGACATCCGCAAGGCGTGGGAGAAAGCCAACGGCGACATCCTTAAATATTTCGACCAGCAGAGGGAGTCGGTAGCTAATATCCTCAACGAATATCAGACGTTACAGGACAAGATAAGTGCAATTAATGCCAAGCGCAACCTCGCCCTCGAAACCATAAACGCAAAGAATGAGCGAGGAGAATACATCCTTTCGGATGAGGAGCGTGCCAAAAGGGCAAGCGTTGTCAACACGCAAGCTGATTATGATATTTTCACGCAGTCCAACGACTACCTGCGTTTCTTTAATGATATATATGGTCTGACTATGGATGAGGCAAACCGAATCGGCGACCTTATCCAGCTCAACCTTAACCGAAAGCTGCAAGATGGGCTTATAACCATCTATGATTATGAGCAGCAGATGGAGAAAGTGCGCAAACAGTTGGAGGCTCTGCGCAACGTCAAGTCTGATGCCATGACTTTCCTTACAGGAGGTCTGAAAGGTCTTAATCAGAAAAAGCTGCAAAAAGCTGAGGGAGAACTCGCAAACAACGCTGACTACCAAAAGGCACTCAAAAAACAGATTGCCGCCCAAAATGCTCTTAATAAGGCGCAGGAAGATGGTGATGAAGAAGCTATTAAGGCTGCGGAAGCACAGCTTGCCCTTGCCAATCAATCTGTCAAGGTGTTTACCAAAATTCGGGATGCGATTATTGCTGACCAAGAGAAAATGCAGAATATTCTCGATGTCACCAATATTGCCGCCAACATTGCCGGAGGCATGTCGGACGCATTCAACACCCTGCGCGACATGGCAGACTCTTTCGGATTCGACACGGAAAGCAACGCATGGGAGACTGCGGCGGCTGTAATGGATACGCTTACCACTGTCACAAGCGGGGTGTCTAAGGTCGTACAATCTGCAATGAATGGCGACATAGGTGGAGTAATATCCGGCACATTCGACACGTTGCTGACTCCCTTTACCATCTGGAATAAACTCCATGACAAGAAATTGCAGAAGATGATCGAACGCTCCAAGGAGGCAGCTCAGATTATGCAGAACCAATACGACATATTGGAGAAGCAGATGGCTAACTTCCTGGGCAACGCAGCCAATATGAAAGTCGAGGGCTATTCCGGCGAGGGCGGTGCATACGGCAAGCAACTCGAACTTATGAAAGGTCAGCTTGCTGAGCTGGAGAAGCAGCGGCAACTGGAAATAGACAAGAAGAAAACTGATGACTCCGTTGTCGAGGACTACAACAAGCAGATTGAGGAAATGAAAATTGCCATACAGGACTTCGCCATTGAAGCGGCAAATGCCCTTTATGGTATCGACCTCAACGGCTGGGCGCAGCAGATAGGCGATGCGCTTGTGGATGCTTTTGCCAAAGGAGAGGATGCAGCCGAGGCGTTTGACAAGACGGTTGCAGACATCATGCGCTCCGTTGTTAAGAGCATTATTGCCACGGAAGTTATAGCTCCGGCTATGGAGAGATTGAGAGATTATCTCTTTGGCGACAATGGCGTGTTTGCTAATTACAAGACTGGTGGTGACTTCAAACTATCGGCACAGGACGCTGTTGGTCTTGCGAATGAATTGAACGGAGTTAAAGACGAAATCGCTGCCGCAAAAGATATTTGGGATTATATCAATGACAGTTTGGGCGGGATGCTTGATGATACAGAAAGTACAAAGAGCGGACTATCTGCCGGAATACAATCCCTCACCGAAGACACGGGTAGTCTTGTAGCCTCCTACTGCAACGGCATACGTGGGGATGTATCGGTGCAGACCCATGACTATTGGCCCCGCTTGCTTGACGATGCTCTCCCGCAGATGAACATCATAGCGCAGTCACAGCTCGACACTCAGCGTCAGATAGCGGAGAATACCCTGCGCAATGCCGTGGCGGCTGAGGCAATACAAGCGTCAACCGCCAAGCTGGTAGAGCTTAATGACCAGATGGGACGCTCATGGCGCAGAATAGCAGAAAGGAATTGGGGATATTCATAAATAACAGAGGGAGGCGATTTGTGCCTCCCTCAAACCGTTACCCAACTCTTACAAGTTTCAAAACAAGAGTTAGCTGTTCTTTTCTGTCGCTGTCTCTATCCCAAGCCACATACTCAGAAGCAACTTCATCAACGCCGAGAACGATGCGCCCTCGCACCTCATACGAATTGCCTTTGTGCATAACTATCGTGCCGGGAACGGACAAGGCTCTCTCAGTGGAGAATCCAGCAGGGATTTCAAGCTGCTCACCCTCAAAGTCTAAAATTAGTTTATCCATATAGTTCTGAATTGGTTTTTCAAAATTACAAATAAAACTCGAAATATGAACAATCTTAGCGAAACACTCAAACAGCAAGCCGTGGATTTGGGGCTGTGCCGTCCTTGGACGGAGGCATGGGGCGACTGCGACCAGCAGGAGTTGATTGACAAGTATAAAAAAGGCATCGACTTCTGCATTGACAAGCAGTACCCCTCAAACGAGTTTATCAAGGCAAACTTCGACCGGGCACTGCTCAACGCCAACCTTATCTTCGTCGACGAGCATATACGGCTTGACGATGCTCCGAGCGGAATCTATATCCTCAACGGCGAATGCTCCGGCTCTATTCGCTTCGCTCCGTGGACTGCGGCGACCGTCTATGTCCGGCATACCTCCAACGTCAGAATCATCGCCGGAGACTTTGCCAAGGTGTTCGTGCGGCTCTATGATGAGGCTGAGGTCAAGACCGAGGCTGAGGAGAGTGCGGTTGTGAGGGTGTACGATAGGAGATAA